TTAAATTTTCCAATCAATCGGATTTTTCTGTTGCTTCATCAATATTTCATTTGTTTTTGAAAAATGTTTGCATCCAAAAAAACCATTAGATGCACTAAAGGGAGAAGGATGTGCCGCTTTTAAAATAGAATGTTTTGTCTCATCAATAAGCGATTGTTTTTCCTGCGCAAATTTTCCCCACAATAAAAAAATAATTCCTTCTTTTTCATTTGAGATTTTTTTGATAACCTCGTCTGTAAATTGGAGCCAGCCAATCTGAGCATGGCTTCCTGGTTCATTTTGGCGCACCGTTAAAGAAGCATTTAAAAGAAGCACACCTTGTGATGCCCATTTTTCAAGATTCCCGTTTTCTGAAATTTCAATCCCTAAATCGTTTTTCAATTCTTTGAAAATATTTAAAAGAGAAGGAGGCTTTGGGATTCCATCCGGAACCGAAAAGCTTAAACCATGAGCCTGTCCCTTGTTGTGATAAGGATCCTGGCCTATAATAACAACTTTTATTTTTGAAAAGGGAGTTTGTTTAAAAGAATTAAAAATCAATGAACCCGGAGGGAAAATAATTTTGCCGGAAGCTTTTTCAGCTTTTAGAAAAGTAACGATGTGTTGAAAATATGTTTTCTCAAATTCATTTTTTAAAATTTCCTTCCAGCTGTCTTCAATTTGAATCTCCATCATTATTTGTATTTCTTTTTTCGCAGAATATTTAAAGTAATTGGATAAAAGATGCAAAAAGAAGGAAACAGTGACCCCGGCACGATTCGAACGTGCGACCCACAGCTTAGAAGGCTGTGTTCCTAAACTTCTCGTTTGCTCAAACTCAATCCCAGCAAGGCTTTTAATTTTTCACTTTTTCTAAAAACGTTCATTTTTTAGCGATTTTGGTAACGTTTTTGGTAACGGCAATTTTCGTGTATTTAAGATCAAAAATCCAGTTGGCATCACGGTTATACACCAGGCACGCTTTGCGTATATGTTCAGGTGTGAAATGTTGCAGGCCAATTTTCACATTCCTGATATTCTGTTTTTTAAATCCGATCGCATCACAAAATTCCTGAGTAAACCGAATCACTTCTGACTGTTTTAGAATATCAATAAGTTCAAGCATTCTTATGTCTGATATGAAATTAATTTTCTCCGGCATTAAATAAAAAGATTTAAAAATCATTATTCTTATTCATTGCGTCCTTCAGGGAAATGATTAAATCCTGCATTTGGTCATTCACTTTATCTTTAGTTTCCTGGTAAGCAATGGCGCTCCATTTTTTAGTTCCAAACCATTGGTGGGTACTATTGCTTGTTAGAATTCCGATGTCAGATCTCTGGTCCCAAAACTCCAAAACGTCGAAATCAGAAAAGTCGTATTTATATTTTCCGTCTTTCACGCGGATATCCATTTTGAATTCAATTGTCACCGGCACCATGTTTCGATCTTTACCCATATAACCGATTTCAAATTTCATAATTCCTTTCCCGGCCAATTCACCTGTTTCTTTATCATTAATAGAAAGGACCGCTCTCATGTTTTTAAAGTTATTGTCGACCCAGGATCTGGCTCTGGAATATAAATTCATTTGCTGCACATTATTAACTTCAATACCTGTATAACTAATAGCGGTATCAGGTTGGGCTTTACAAAAAGTAAAGGAGAATAATAAAATGGATGTAAAAACTTTTTTCATTTTTCATTTTTAATTTTATCAAATAAGGAAAGTTGCACGGGTCCAAACATTTGCACTACCCTACCCTTCCTCTTTTGCTTGCGTAGTCCAAGCTTTTTGATCTCATGATTTCTAATTCCCGGTTTAATAAAGCATTTTCTTTTATCAAATATTTTAACTCAGTCTTTGTGCTTTCAAGTTCTTGTTTTAAATATTCTACCAATGGTGCTGAAGTTGTATTTATTGATTCGTCTGATTTATCTGATTTATCTGATTCATTATTAGGCTGATTTAATTCAATCTTTATTTCAGATACATTCAATTGTTTTGAGGTAAGCTGATCTATAGTCACACCTCCAGCTTTAGATATATTGGCTAATACCGCAAAGGGTGGCTGTGCTACTCCATTCTCCCAGCTCGAAACTTTTGATCTTATTTTTTTGATTTGTTTTGGATCAGATGTAGCTTTTTTCTCTCCAGGGATCACTAATTTCCCAAATTCATCCTGCGTCAGATTAAGCAAACCACGAATTAATTGAATATTATTCGATAAAGCAGACATTTCTTAGATTTTATTTACTAATGTATGGACAATTTTTGATAAAAACTAAATTTTTATTTTTTCAATCAAATTCTTCAGATTTATTTTGTTTTTTCTGATTAATCTGTTTAGCTTTACATCTGTATGGACAAATATAACAAAGAAAATAACACTATTAAACCCAGGTCGGTAAAACTTACAACAGATGAAAAAAAAGCTTTTAAAGCATGGATCAAAAAACAGGATTCATTTTCTGCTGCTGCAAGGACGCTTAGCATGACTCGGCAAACATTTTACTCTTTAAAAGATAAAGGAAATGGTAGCCTTGAGTCGGTGGAAAAAATAAGACAAGTGATATCGGCCGAACAATAAAAATTAATCAAATGGAAACAAAATCATTTAGTGTCGAACTGGACGTTGATCCTGGCGGCAAATTATTCATCGAGGGAGTTGCAACAAAAGTTGGCAACAAACTCATTATCACGATTGAGTTCGCAGAATATTCCGGAGGTCCTCAAATCAAAAATTTACTGAACACATACGGTAATAAAAGAAAGATCAATTCAAAGGTCATAAGCATGTTCGGTAATAAAGCTGCGTGAATATGATTGATGAAAAAACCAGGAACGAATTGATTGAAATTAAGTCAATGGCAGAATTGGTTATTGAAAGAGTAGATCGTTTAATTCCTGATCAACAGCCTGTTCAGCGAAAGCGAAGAAGCAGGTTAAGCGCAAAAGCAAAATCAGAAATTTTAAATCGAAGAAAATTAATTCGTTTCGGTCATGGATAAAAAAATACAAAAGCCAGAAAATTTAGGAGAACAAGGTCTTACAAAATATGACAATCCTTTTCGTCCTCTTGATGAAGAAGATCAGGAAAACAGTGATAGCATAGACGAAGAAAGAAGATTCTCAGAGGATGAAGATCTATGGCTTATGAGCCAGGAATTTTAAAACCAATCAATATGAAAGGAATCCCAGCAATACCAATGGTTCGCAAGCTTATAAAGTTTGCTTCTGAAAACAACATTCCCATTAGAGTTTCTAATTGGAAAAATGTAAAAGAAGTTTTTTCAAAATACAGTGAAAAATTGACCGCAAAATGATACTCGAAAAAATCGCTTTTGCCGTAGGAGCCGGCGTACTAATTATGGCCATAATAATTTATGTACAAGCATCGATCGAGGTTAATCAGGTGAGTAAACTCTATAAAGAAAAAAGAGAAAGTAATGGATTCTAAAACGCATGAAGAAGAAGTTGAAAGATTGATTTGCATTACTCATATACATGAGGCTGCAATCAAAGACCAGGAAATTAATCAAATGCTTTTGTCTTTTTATGATAAAGTGTGTGAGGTAGCAAAAGAAAAAGGCATCCGCGTTTCAATTGTCGATACGGCTTTGATATTTCCTGAAAATGGAAATTAAGCGGATGAATTCAGTTTGGTTTCGGTTATTGGATATAGTCCCGCCACCGGGAACATACCGGTGGCAACTTGAAAATTCTAACTCAGCATAAATTTCAACCAGGTTAATCTGGTACCTATTGAATCATAAAAAAAGCCTGGAGTTCACAGGCCAGGCTTTTTTTAATTGTAAAATTAATCTCATAATCACAAATTAAATGGAAATGCTCAGTACAAATCCAATTCCTAAAATATTAAAATCGATCATTTTTATTTTGATCTGGCTGTTACCGTTGTTTTCCTTGCCACAACCTTTTTTTTCAATGGAAAGCGGAAATCGTTTAGGCATAAACGCCGGCTATCTTTTTAACAACAATCTTGTTTTCAAAGGTGGGGCTTTAATTACCTACACCCGGGCAACACAGGTTTCAAATATATCCTATGCTTCTACCGGTTATGAAATAAATATTTCGGGAGAAGATGATCAGAATTTTTACATCACTCCTCTTGTTGGCATATCACATTATCATGTTACAGACTTTTCAAAATGGGTTACCGGTGGTGATCCGATTGAAAAAAATAAAACAGTCTTGCTCGCCTCTTTAGAAATGGGTAAAAAGTTTTCAAATTATCAAGAGGTATTTGATTGGAAGGTTTACGGGAGCTACTATCTATTTATTACGAAAGCTAAAGAATTATTCTATGGTGCAGGGTTAAGGCTCTTTATAAAATAGTATTCAGAACTCAAAAAATAAAAAATGGAAACAATTACAACAAACAAAACTATCCCGCAAACTAACGGTATTGAAGTTACCACCTGTGTGGCAGACTTCTTTGATGCTGATGCGTTGCGTGAGCCAAATTACAGGCTTATGCGAATTGACAGCAAAGGCTATCGTTATTATTGCATTCAAGAAGAGGACGGCAATTACCGGTTCTTTATCAGTACCACTTCTTTGATCAACGCAACGACACCCACCAGTTCCTTTCTGATTGAATGGATGATTTCAACTCCTAACCACAAGGAATATGCAAAAGAGCGTGCAGATTATGGCACCATGATGCACATTCTTTTTGGATGGTTTATGATTGAAAAATCAATTGATCTTTCAGAACTGGAAGATCGGCTATTAGAAGCTGCAGAACTGAAGGGCATTGATTACAAACATTATTGGACGGAAGATCTTAAATGTGATCTGCTTTCCTTCGCTACGTTTATTCACGACCACAATGTAAAACCGCTCGCTATTGAGGTATCACTTGCCAGTCGTGATGGCTATGCCGGAACCCTGGATCTGATATGCAAAATGGATGTAGAGGTAAAAGGATTTTTCGGTGAACTGTATGCATCCGGTCCAAGGAAAGGTGAACCAAAAGAAAGTAAATCAACAAAACGCATCACAGCAATTGTTGATTTCAAATCTGGACGTAAATCGTTTTACGAATCAAACGAAATACAATTAGAAGCGTCCCGGCGCTTGTGCATTGAAAACTTCGATATCAATCCGGATATGGTTTTCAATTTTTCTCCTAAAGAATGGAGAACAGATCCTGACTATCATTTGAAAGATCAGTCTGACAGTATCGCTAAAGAAAAATTCAGACACCTGGTAGAGATCGCAAAGATTGAGAAGCTGATGGATGTGCGTTCGGTAAAAATATTTGAAGAGCAGCTTACCTATGGTGAACCGGTTACCGATAAAAATTTCAGGTGCGTTGATCTTAATGAATATTTAAAACAAGCAAGAGCTGTAAAGGAGGAGCGCAATCATGTTACAGCTTAATGGCCGCTTGAAAACAAGCAACAACGTTTCTTCTGGCAAAATGCCGGTCATCGGGTATTTAAAAATAGGTGAGAAAAGAATAAATGCCCAAGGGAAAGAATATCCATCTTCAACGGATTACTTTGTTCCGCGTGGCAAATACGCAGATCTTTTTATAAAACAATTTGGCGATAAATGCAACCAGCTAACAATTGCATTCATTAGTGATAATGTTTCTGAGGTATGTAATCAGCGATACGAATGGTGGCAAGGTGGCGTTCGTTATGGTTACGGTGATGGCCAGGATTTTTTCATTTATGATACTACTCGAAAAGAGTATGTTCCTTTCACTGGAACAGAATCTGAACGCGAACGGCTTGGCAATTGGGAGATGATGCTTACTCTTCGTTTCCTGGTAGTTGACATAACCGGGATAATTGGCGTATGGCAATTGGATACAAAGGCAAAGGCAAGCAGCATTCCTCAAATTGTTGAATCATTCGATTTTGTGATGCACAATGCTGGCCGCGTAAAGGGAATTCCTTTTGATCTTCAAGTGGAAAAGGTAAAGAGTTATAAGCCATCCGAAAGAGGTAAACCACAAAGCGTTTATCCAGTACTTAAATTGATCCCAAACATCAGCCAGGCTTCAATCGAAAAGCTTCAAAAATTTGCAAACTCAGAGGAATTAAATAAAACGATGTTGCTGACTGAGGCTAAAATAAAACAGATTGAAGCTTCAGTAATAGAACACGATTTGATTGATAATCCACCCGGAGAAAAAATAGAGGAACCATTTGATGAAGACGAATTGGTTCAGGCGGATAAATTCAGAGGATACGTGGAATCGAATTATAATATTGGCACTTCACTAAAGGCTGATAAGGAACACCTGATCGCCCAACTTTCAAAATCAAAAATTAAGGACGAACGATTATTAAACCAGGTGCGTCAATGGATTGATGCAAAAGCCGAGGAAATGAAATCAGCCAACATTAATAAACATTCTGGCACTTTAAATTTTTAGCGAATGAGACCAATTGTATTTATAGACGTAGAAACAACCGGCACGGATGTAACCGTTGACAGGATCGTACAGCTGGCAGCAATCAAGACTATTAATGGTATAAATGAAATAATAGACGAAAAAAAAATTACGATCAATCCGGGTTGTCCTATTCCTTCCGCCGCTTCAGAGATTCATGGAATAACTGATGATGATGTAAAGGATAAACCATCCTTTGCTCAATATGCAAAAGCTGTGTTCGATTTTTTTTACAATTGCGATTATGCTGGTTTCAATATCAGGTTGTTTGATATTCCAATTCTTTCAGAAGAATTCTCAAGATGTGGCTTAGCGTGGCCCGATCCTGATGCTCAAATCTTAGATGCATTTCATGTTTTCAGAGAAAAGGAAAAAAGAGACCTGGCATCTGCATTCAAATTTTATTGTAATGAAGATCTGCAGGGCGCTCATGATGCCTTTGAAGATATAAAAGCTACTCGATTAGTAATGATTGCTCAGTGCAGCAAATATGATGATCTATGTACGATCGAGCAGTTTTTATCATTTTGTAAAATACCGAATGCGCTGGATTTGGCCGGCAAGATTGTACTCAATGATCAGGGCGAAGCTGTTTACAATTTTGGCAAGGATAAGGGAAAAGTGATAAAACAAAATCCTGGATTCGGTAAATGGATGCTTGGGCAAAATTTTCCTTCAAACACAAAAAATATTTTAAAAACAATTCTTCAAGACAATTAAAACTAATGAAATACTTAAAAATCCAAAACAAAGGTGAATTAGATATTCGATTGGTAGCCTTAATGGGAGGCACTACCAAAGCAAAAGATAAATTTAAAATCGGACAATTTGGAACCGGACTAAAATACACACTCGCTTTTCTTTTCAGAAATAATATTGATTTTAAAATTTTGATAGGAAACGAAGAAGTAAAAATTGACATTGAAAAAGAATTAATCAAAGAAGAAACATTTGAGATCATCTGTATCAATGGCAATCGTACTTCTATCACTACCAAAATGGGCGAAGATTGGGCTGCCTGGATGATATTAAGAGAGTTGTGGTGCAACGCGCTTGACGAAGGTGATGCAGTAAAAGAAATTACTGAAGAGGTTTCAGGAGAAGAAGGCAAAACAACTTTCTTTATTCAGGTTGACATGCAAATATCCAACGTACTTAAAGAATGGGATAAATATTTTATTCACGACAACCAGCCAATATTTGAAAATGATAGGTATAAAATTTATCCTGGCGGTAACAAATTAAGAATCTATAAACAGGGAGTTCTTATTTACGAGGATGACACCGCTCCTGCTGTTTTCGCATATGACATAAAGAATGCCGACATAAATGAACTAAGAGAATTTAAAGGTCTACCGCGCTTTGAAATTGCTCACGCTCTTGCGAGTGCAAATGCAAAGGTTGTCCGGATATTCTTTGACACCTTAAGCGACAATCATTGTGAATCTAAAATGGATTGGGATTGGTATCAAATATTTGGCAAAGGTTGGACCGAAGCCATAGGCAGTGCCAAAATTATCACAGAAAAAACACTCAATACAATAAAGGATCGAGGCGGCAAACCTGATGAAGCGGCTTTAATAATTGTTCCAAAAGGTTTGTACGATATGCTTTGTAAACAGTTTGACGGAATTGGGGCTACAAGAGTAGCGTCTACAATAGGGGATTTTTATGAAGACTTCGATGAAAAGGTAGAATCAAAAATTAAACAAGGCCTTACAATTCTGGAATCATGCGACTATCTTTTTCATCCTGAATTAAAATTCGTATATGGCTTCTTTGAAGATAAAACAACACTTGCAAAAGTGGATATCAAGACCAGGAAAGTTTATATCTCAAAAGGCCTTTTGCAAAAACCTTTATTTGCAATCGTTTCAATACTCGTTGAAGAAAACGAACATTTCAACACCGGTCTTTCTGACGAAACACGCGCCTTTCAGCAACATTTTATTGATCTATACACAAGACAACTCCTTGCAGGACATGAAATAGAAATTTAATCGTGTCTTTTCAGAAATGTAATATAAATAATGAATAAAACAGAAGCAATATCAATTAGCACTTTTTTAAAATAAATTTTTATGCGAGCAGATTATATCCATTCAGTAGAAAAATATAAAGATCATAAAGTGATTGTGATCGAAGATTTAAACCTGGGTAACAAGTCGGTCACAAACGATATCGAAAATGTGGTAAAAGATATTGAGATAATGGAAAAAATTGAAGCGAAGGATTGCCTGGTAGTGTACAAAGACAGCGAAGGAACTTTTGATGGCTGGAACGCAAAGCTTGAAAATTTTGTTTATCTGGGCCAGGATAATTGGCAATCCGCAGCGGATACTTATATAAACAGAATATCCGCATAAAATCTTCCTTTAAAACATAAATAAAAAAATGTCAGATAACCATTCCAGAGAACCAATAAAGCATACTTGTCCAGATATTGATAAATATATCAAATGGATTAAGATGCAAATTTTAAAAGACAGTGAATTGCAAAGGTTGAATGAAAAAGATTTATTCGATGCAGCTTCATCTATGTCAAGTCAATTAGAAGAGTGTATTGATTATTTGGAGGAATTAAGAAACGCAAATCACACTTTAAGAATGTGGGGAATCGAAGAAGCAGATGAAGTTGATCGGTTAAATGATCATGTTGAAGAATTAGAGGCAACAATGACCATATGACAAATTACTTAAAGGCAGCAATTATCGGTTATTGGAGATGCGGAGCAAAGCCTCATGAAATATCGCAGATCACCGATTTAAGTATGCAGGAAATAGAGGAAATAATTTTTAATTATAAAACGAAAAATCAAACATGGATCAAAAATCAACCTTCAAACATTGGTGCATTGTAGAGCTGTTTGGCCACAGCAAAATTGCCGGGCTTTGCACAGAAGAAAACATTGCCGGCACGAACATGCTTCGTGTCGATGTTCCGGAAACAAAAACACAACCGGCCTTTACAAAATATTACGGTTCATCCGCTATTTATGCGATTAATCCGGTAGATGAACAAACCGCTATCATTTGCGCCCAAAGCTTACAGGTTGGGCAGGTCCAGGAATGGAATGCAGAAACTTTCATGAAAAAGTTTGCTGACAACAAATATTCGCTTCCAGCTCCGGAAACAATCTTGGGCGATGAACCACGGGATCAGTTTGGATTGGGCACCGACGATGATGATGAGGATGATGATGGCTATCAAACCACCGCTCGTTCCGAAGGAAGTTATTAACCAATTTTTCAAAAACTCAATACAAATTTTTGTGGCAAAAAAATCAGCTGACATTGATCAGCCAAAGAAAAAGACAACTTCAAAAAAACCGGTAACAAAAAAGCAACAGCTCACCGACGAAGATGACGATTTTAATGATCCCGTTTGGGTTGATCCTAATGAGCAGGCAAAGGCCGCGCTTACTTCAAAAAAACAGGACACAGAGCAGGAGCGGCCTGTTACAAAGGATGAAAAAGAATTCAATGTAGAAGTAACTAAGGCAAAAATCACAAATGATATTTTTCTCTCTGCCAGCTGGAAAGTTGTTAGCAAGGAAGATCGTGGAAGTTATGATAAGGACGGAGAAAATCCAATCCACGATGATCTTAAAAAGGCGTTCGAAGGATTAAACCATCACCTGGCCAGTATGAGCCAGCAATACAATAGCGACGGTAAGCTTGACACATCCAGAATTGTTTGCCGTGGTTTTTCAATCGGAAGCAATGGTGAAGGCGTCACACTGCATGGTTCTCGTCATCTGAGCAATGGTAAAGCTTTCAACTTTAATACTCCTTTTTACAAATGGGATAGTGAGCCTGGTGAACAGCTCTTTGAAGAAGAGAGCGAAAGTCTTAAAAAAGCTATTAATAAATGCCGCTCTGAAATCATACAATATTTATTCAAACATAAGTACCAGGCGGAGGTTGTAACAGAATAATATTTCAAAACAAAAACAATAAAGCAACTTTTATGACAGATTTTAAAATGATTCCTTTATCGGAGATCCATCCGGATAAAAATCAGCCACGCAAATTTTTTGATGATGATTCATTAAAAGAATTAACTGAAAGCGTTCGTGAAAAAGGAGTACTACAGCCGATCATGGTTCGACCAAATGGAAACGGTTATATCCTGGTTTGCGGAGAAAGAAGATTCCGGGCATCGGTATCGGTCCAGGCGGCATTTAAAACGCGTAACGAAATTCCTGCAGTAGTAAGAAATCTTACTGATGAGGAAGCTTTGGAAATTCAATTTATTGAGAACATCCAGCGCTCAGACGTACACCCTATGGATGAAGCTACAACCTTTAAGCAAATGATGGAAAGCAAGGTGCACCCCTACTCTATTGCAGATATCGCGGCCAAGATCAATAAGCCGGAATCTTATGTGGCACATCGGTTGGTTTTGAACAATTTACTTCCGTCCCTGCAGAAAGAATTTTGGGCTGGCAAATTTTTGATTGGCCAGGCTGTTTTGATCGCAAGGCTTTCACAGGAAGATCAGAAAACTATTGATAAAAATGCGCGAAGCTGGCAAACCAAAGAGATCAAATCAATAAGAGAATTGAGAGAATATATCGATTCAAATATTACCAGAAAATTGTCAAGTGCTCCTTTTGATACAAAAGATGAAACCTTAAATCCAAAAATGGGAGCATGTTCAAATTGCGTATTTAGATCAGGCAACAATCCTTCCCTTTTTTCTGACATAAAGGAAACGGATAGATGCTTTAATAAAGAGTGCTTTGAAAAGAAATGTTTGACCAGTCTAATCAGAAAAGTAAAAGATACGATTGAGAACAAACCGGATGTTCATCTTGTTCAATATTATAATGGTAGAGGTATTGATAAAGAGATTCTCGACGCTATTAAAGAAAGTGGTGCTAAAATACTTGTTGATGGCCGCGATTGCAGCATGTATAATGATTCGCGTTCTATAAAAGCTAAGGGGCTTTTACTTGATAGCAATGACAGGGGAAAAATAAAGGATATCTACATTCTTAATAAAAATAAAAGTGTTGTTTCAGAAGATGGAAAACCAGTTACATCCATTGACATGGATATTGCCGGCATAAAACAACGTACTTCCAGAGCTGCGGAGCTTGATGATGAAAAGGTTTGGACCCAGATTCATAACGAAATTATCTATGCCAAAAGTTCGAATGAATCAGGGATGAACCCAGATCTAATTACCAATAAAAAACTTTCGGCAATTGACACCGCTGCTTTGATTTACGCAATGTTTGAAAAAAGCTCTGCAAGTGGTAAAATTCTAAACGTATTTGGTTTCAAAGAAAATTCCGCTTACGGAGGTTATCTATACGGTAAAGAAAAATTCAAGGCGTCTGCCAAATTCCTTGCTGCTACACCAGAGCAATTCAACCAGGTGTGCAGAATCTTTGTCCTTTCTGTTTTAGATTCTACTGTCAGCTCCCATACAGCAAACGCCGGCCAGGGTTTATTAAAACAAGTTGCGGAACAATACAAAAAAGCTGAAATCGAGGCGATCGAGGCGGAACAAAAAGATAAGCGTGATAAACGCGAAGAACGTGCAGCTGCAAGAATAAAAGCACTCCAGGCAAAAAAGAAGGAACAAAAAAACGCTGGTAAGAAAACAGAAAAAAAGAAAACTCCGGGCAATACTTCCATAAAACAAGAGTCTAAGAAAAAGGCAGCAAAATCAAAAGGTAAGGGCATTAAAGCATTATTAAAATAATGCCTTACCGCAATGGAAATATTCCGCGTAATGCTACTGTGTGGACAGAGGACATGATCAGCTCTTTGAAAGAAAATTTTTATAAAAAAACAAATAAGGAGTTAGCTGAAATGCTTGGCCTTCGGCTAACTGTCACGAGAAATAAATGCGCGGAACTTGGCCTTAAAAGAATGAGCATGGAATATTGGAATGAAGAAATGATTCAATATCTCAAGAATAATTACAAGATGAAAGGTGATGTTGAGATAATGGAATATTTCAAACAGAATTATCCTAAACAGAAAGGCTGGAAAAGAAAACATTTTCAACAAAAAAGAAGATACCTGGGACTGATCCGTACTGAAGAGGAAATTCGTCGATTAGCTTCTCAAAATTCATCCCCGGGTGGAAGAAGCTTCACAATAGATAAAAATTCCTCTTCTAAAAATTTCCACCCCTCGTGGGTTGCGCAAAGGTTGGCCATTAAAGATAAAGAGATGCAAGAGGAAATAAAGAAAGATCCCGGTCTGATTGAAATGGGAAAAGCTTTGATCAAATTAAACCGATCCATCAAAGATGCCAAAAAGAAGAAAACCAATTGAGTTCACTGAAATCCAGAAAAAATTCGTGATCGAAAATTACGATAAACTGAGTAATGCTACTATGGCTAAAATGCTGCACATGAAGTTTACAACCTTCAGCGGAAAGGTTCATGATCTTGGATTATATCGGTTTAAAATTGAATCCTGGTGGACTGAAGAACAGAAAAAGTTTTTGATAGATCACTATAAGCAAATAGGAAACGTGGAGCTGGCAGAGATTTATAATTCAAAATGGCCACGGGGAAAAAAATGGACCATTAAACACATAGAGAAAAAGCTTACGCTGCTTAATCTGAGACGTACGAAAGAAGATCTGCGTAAAGTAAAAATCCGCAATATCGGACGTGGTTCATGGAAGAACATGAGCACATGGGATACGAGAGGCGCGATTCCTACCGGTGCAATCAGGGTCTGGTATTTTGGCGGCAACAAAAGGTGGCCAAGTAAAGTTATCAAAACTGACGTCGGTTATCTCATCTATTCCCGGTATCTATGGGAGAAGCATTTCGGAGCGATTCCAAAAGATCACATTGTGACCTTTAAAGACAGGAACCCATTGAATGTAACGATAGATAATTTGGTTCTGGTTGATCGATCAGCCAATGCAAGACGTGATCTGAGAAAATATCCGGAACAAGTGAGAAATGTTGAAAAGCTCTTAAAAAAATTTAATCAATTAATAAAGGAAAAATCATGAAAGAAGAACAAAACCAGCAGGATGAAAACAATGAGGATGTACAAAGTGCTATCTCATTGCAGAATATGATGTTCGCACAAATGCAACGCCTCTCAGATCCAACATTAGACCTGGATAAAGAAATAAAAAGAAGCCAGGCGCTATCCTCTGCAGGCACGGTAATTATAAACGCGGCCAAGGTCAGAATTGACGCGGTTCGCGTCTCGAAGCTGGTTCCAAAAAATTCTATTAAGAGTGGAAATCTGTTAGGCAATGGAAAATGATCTTTCACTTACTGATATCTACATGATCCAGGCTCTTCTTAAAAAGAATAGCTATGAGGAGATATCCGACCTGATTGATAAACCGGTCGGGCTCATAAAAGATTATGCGGACCAGTTTGCAAAGGATCAAAATAAAATTTCAAAGCAATCTATCATTGATAAAAAAGCGCTTGTAAAAAAGTCTAAGCAGGAACACCGCAGGAAAATCAATCAGGAAAAAGAAGATGATAAAGCCCGGGAGCTTGCAATCAAAAAAAGAAAAATTGAAAACAGGCGTCAGCAATTACAAAAAACAAAGAGGGTTGAAAAAATTTATCAAACTCGGCAGGAGAATCTTTTGGACAAAATATGTGTAAAGATTGATCACAAAACCACAGTCTTCGTAAATCCGGGAACAAACATTCCTGAATTTAAAAAGAGGTTTTTAGAAAGGATGAATAAATCCAAAGAGATACTAAAGCCCAAAAAGAGTTATAGGGAGGTAAAAAAATTTAAACCACTAAAATGATTTTGCAAATGTATATAGACAATTTACTTATTGACACAGCCGAGCCAAATTTTTTGTTTGCTGATACGGTGAATAAAAGAGCTGAGGTTATTAATGACCTTAAAGCGTATCTGTACAAAGAAAATTTTGAGAAAGTGGTCTTCGCCGGAAAGGAGCCAATTTATATGCTGGTGGCCGAAAGTAAAGTGAGTGAAATTATTCGTGACGGAATCAATGAAGAAAATGTTTTAAAAGAGCTGATTTACGAATGTTCCAATGTACAAGCAGCTGAGAGAGCTTTCAAAAAATTAAATAAATGGGCTAAACAATAAATAAGCGATGCAAATAGTAGAAACAGTAAAAGATTATGAAATTTCTTTCCCTTATGACGAACGAAAGGTGAAAGCGGTGAAAAACATTTCGGGTGCATGGTACCAAAAAAATAATCACGTGTGGCATATTCCGCGTCACCGTCAGCGGGAAATTGAATCGCTGCGGAAAACCTTTAACGTAGTGGACCAGCGACAAAGAGATACCTATTTAATGCCGGAAATGATTGGCGAAATTGAGCCACTTCCGGATCTTGACATTCCGCTTGCTTTGTATAAGAAGCCGTACCCATATCAGGAAAAGGGAATTGCCTATTGCCGACGAAATAAAATGGTGATCATCGGTGATAAGCCTGGCCTTGGAAAAACGATTCAGGCTATAGGAACAATTTGCTCTTACGGAATGAATGAAAACCGATATCTCAATGCCGGGCCAGGTCTTGTTATTTGTCCGTCATCATTAAAAATAAACTGGCAAACAGAATGGAAAGAAGTGGCCGGCCACCGGGCAATGATTCTCTCTGATTCTATAAAAAGATCTTGGGTGCAATTTTATAAGGTTGGCATGTGTGACGTATTCATCACGAATTACGAAAGCCTCAAAAAGTTTTTTGTTCAACCTGGATGGAGTAAACCAAAAGAAGGTCGGTTCAGAATGGTTGATATTCCTTTCAATGAAAGCATAAACATTTTTAAATGGATCATCGTGGACGAGTCTCATAGATGCAAGGACATTTCTACACAGCAGGCAAAGTTTGTTATGGGAATTGCAAGAGGTAAAGAAATTGTTTTGGAACTAACCGGTACACCAGTGTTGAATAAAACAAAGGACCTTCTCTCACAGCTCTACGTGATCAATAAATTAAGAGATGTCGTTTCTCATTTGCCACAACCTGTTAACGATCGCGGTGTTCCTTGTGACAGCAGCGGTTATCAAAGATTTATTAACCGCTATTGCGGCGGAGGAAATGAATCTACGAACGTCAAGGAGCTAAACTATCGCTTGAATAAATATTGCTTCTTCAGCAGAGAGAAGAGTGAGGTTTTAAAAGATCTTCCTGAAAAGCTTCGCCAGGTTATCCGCTGTGATATTACCAACAGAGCGGAATATGATATCGCCAAGGACAAATTCGCTGATTATTTGAGAAGCGTAAAAGGTTTCAGTAGCGCAGAAATTAAAAAATCCCTGAAAGGCGAGATCATGGTAAAAATGGGCATACTGAAGCAATTGTCTGCTCGCGGAAAAATGGAGGCGGCAAAGGAATACATTGATGAAATTGTTGACAATGGACAAAAGGTCGTTGTGTTTGTTCACCATCATGTAATTGCTGATGGCTTGAAAGAAATGTACCCGGAGGCTGTGATGGTTACAGGCCGGCAAACTTCAGAGGAAAAAAACAGGGCGGTCCATGATTTTCAAAAGTGTAAAAGATGCGGTGTGCGCTTGGAGGATCACAAGGATAAAGATCATGATCATGAACCGAGCGGCACGAATATAATTATTTGCAGTAGCTCAGGTGGTGAGGGATTGACGTTAACAGCAGCTTCAGAAACATTGATGATAGAGTTTCCTTGGACTTGGGGCAGGTGTGAGCAATATGAAGATAGGACACACAGGATCAGTCAGACGAATAATGTAAGGATTGGATATCTGTTAGGCCACAAAACAATCGATGAATATTGCTACTTCGATATCATTTTGAAAAAGAAAAATTTAAGCGAAGAAGTTACCGGCGTGGAGGACAGCGCTGTAGAGGAAATGATTGATGATCTTTTAACGCTATTTAATCAGAAATAAAATGAACATAGAAAGCCAGGTTTGCAGCCTTGAACAAGCAAAAAAATTAAAAGATTTAGGGGTAAGCCAAAAAAGTATTTTCTACTGGCATCCAAACTTTGATAACCCTGTGTTCGGTGAACAATGGACAACAGTTGCGGGTAAGCAATACAAGAAGACACAGGTTTGTAATGATAAAAATGGATCTTATTCCGCTTTTACTGTTGCTGAATTAGGAGTAATGCTTTGCCATAAAATAAGAATTGGTAAGGCTTTGTACAAGTTCAGGGCGAATCTCGAAAAAAGCGGACTCTGGCATTTAAAGTTCCGGACTTTGAATGCCGGAGTTATGACACCCCTATGTATAACGCAAGGCAAAAACGAAGCGATAGCCAGGGCTGAAATGCTAATAAAGCTTTTGGAAAAAGGGTTTTTAAGAGTTACTCAGGTAACCGAAAGATTGAAACCAGAATAAATCATCAAATTATTTAAAAATTAAAAAATGCTTACAAAAATTAAAACCATAACACAGTCCATATCGATGAATGTTTTTGGAAACAGTTTTCAAATGCGAGTTGAGCATGATAATGAGTTTGAGAATGGAAGGGTATTCCTGCAGGTAGTGTACCAGGCACCATGCACAAAAACCGGTGAAACAAAAGAATGGCATGGCCGCAAATGGTATTTATCAAAACATATGACTGATGACGAAATAGTGAAAACCTGTTATGCAGCTTTCAAGGCAACTGTTGAACATGAAGTGATGGAAGGGTTTAAAATTGGCGGGGTTGTTTTATTCAATCCGCATGTGGATTACCAGGCTCTTTTAGATTGCTCTGCTAATGAGGTAAGTCGGGGTAAAACAGAGAAAGCAGAAGTCACAGACAACAATTTTTTAGAATTAGATCATCCGGTAAAAGGAAAAATTAAAGTTCCGGCTCGTCAATATATCATGAATGAACATCAGCAATTTGCTGTAATTGCTGTTGATTTTTCTGAAGGAATAGAGCTTGATGGACATGTGGGTTTCGTATATGACTGCCTTGGTAAGCTTGAGAATCAGCAAATAATATTTAACTCACAAATTGTGAACTCTCTGATGAATGATGAATGGGATTTTGAAAAATATCCCAATCCGGAAATAGTAATCATAAATCAACTATAGACCATGTCAAAAAGTAAAATAGAGTGGACGGATAAAGTCTGGAACCCAGTAACCGGCTGCAATAAAGTAAGCCAGGGATGTAAAAATTGTTATGCAAAAACATTACATGATAAAAGGCATAAAGCTTTTCTGGCCGGCAAGCTTCAAAACGTGAAGCAATATTCAGTTCCATTTGAAACAGTTATGCTTCATCAGAAAAGGTTAGCAGATCCGCTTAAATGGAAGAAACCTGCTATGATCTTCGTTAATTCCATGAGCGACTTATTTCATGAAGATGTGCCCTTCGAATTTATCTCTTCTGTGTTTTCTGTGATGAGTGATTGTGACCAGCATATTTTTCAAGTGCTTACCAAACGACCGGAAAGAATGCTCGATTTCTTCCAATGGAAATATCGGCAATTTGGTGTTCCATGGCGCCCCTCCGATAATGTTTGGATCGGCGTGAGCGTGGAAAATCAGGAAACAGCAAATGAAAGGATTCATCATCTTAAGTACATCAACGCGTCTGTAAAGTTTCTTTCTTGCGAGCCATTACTTGGACCTATTGACTTTGAAAAAGCGATTGGCGATAGTTTAAAGTGGCATATCGGCGGTTTGAAAAATTGTATCAGCTGGGTAATCTGTGGCGGCGAAAGCGGACCGAATGCCAGGCCGATGCACCCGGATTGGGCCAGGTCTCTACGCGATCAATGTGCAGCTGCAGGAGTTTCTTTCTTTTTTAAACAATGGGGTGAATGGGCACCGGTAGAAGATGTAGATCCTTCGGGAGATATAGTTTGGTTAGATCATAAAAGTGATGAGCTGAAAGAAAGAAAAAAACCTATTCCGCACATCTGCATTAACCATGAAGATAAAACTTCACAGGCTGCAAATGACGTGATCGGTTCTGGAGAAAAAAATCAAATCTTATACAGGTTTGGAAAACATATATCCGGCAGCACGCTGGATGGTAAACAACATTTAGAATTTCCTAAAAGATTTAAACCATGATGACATATTCAGAAAAATTGAAAGATCCAAGATGGCAAAAGAAACGACTTAAAATATTCGAGCGAGATAAATTTACTTGTCAGAAATGTGCGGATAAAGAAACAACTCTGCATGTTCATCACCGTATTTATTTAAGAGGGAAGGATCCTTGGGATTATCCTGATAATTGTTTAGTCACGTTATGTGAACCGTGTCATCAAATTGAAACTGATATTGCTTCGACCAACCAAAAAATATTAATTGATGAACTATTAAAGGTGGGTGTTTATAGTTCTGACATGGATTATTTTGGATACATAATTTCAGAAAGTATTAAATCAATCGGATATAAAAATTTTGAGTTCTTGCTTTATCGTTTACATACAGAGCTTGATCCCACATTCCGCATTAAGGTGGTTTCGGACATAGATGAAGAAAAAGCGCGTCTTAAAAAATTAGATTCAGTTCATACAGACTTTTAATAAACAATATTTCATCGCTTGAATTACATAGAGCTTATAAATCAGTTTTGGCAGAAAGATATTGAGTTCGATTTCATTGATAAAGAAATTGCCCTCTACTTCTATCTTTTGAAAGTCAGCAATTCGATTGGTTGGAAAAACCCGTTTGGACTATCCAACTCTATGACTATTGCCAAATTCAATTGGGGGAAGACCTCTTTCGATAATGCTAAGAACCGCCTAAAAAAAGCAGGATTAATTGATTTTAAGCCAGGTGATGGCCGGGGAAATGTTTATCAATATGAAATAAAGGTGCTGGTAAAGGGTACTCAAATAAAACCCCTTTCCGATACCCTTTCCGATACCCTTTCCGATACCCTTTACAGTCAGAAATCGGAAACATCTATAAACATAAAGGATAAACATAAAAAGAAAATTGGTATTGGGCTTGCGCCAACCGTGACCAAAAAAATTAAAGTTTTTAATCCTCCGGATTTAAAGGAAGTACAAGAATATTTCCTTAGTACCATCGGAAATACAAAAAAGCAGAATCCCTGGCCCCGCGACAAATGCATTAATGAAGCCGGCACGCTTCACGATCATTACATGGCTAATGGCTGGGTTCAAGGCCGCGGAAAGCCAATTAAGGACTGGCAGGCGGCATGCAGAAACTGGATCAGGAACGGAATTAAAGGATCATTTGAAAAAAAAGAAACAGTATTCAATAAATCAAATCCTGAGCCAGTTATCCATCAACAAAAGCCGGTGAGTAACCACGAAAAGATTTCAAAAGAAATCGATTATCTGTACGGGAGATTTCTTGAAGATGCGGTAACGATTATTAGTATTGAGCCAATGCACTATAATTTCCTTAAGCAAAATTCATTAGTGCAATTTTCTGAAGAGGAAACAGAAGTTATTCGAACGAAATCAATTGACTACATAAAAAATAATTCATTACAAAATGATGAGCAGCAGATTCTCCGATTTATGAAAAAGTTTGCGGTGATAGAATATTTCAAACGAAAAAAAGAAAAAAATAAACACTATGCAATACAGCCCAAAATTGAAAAAAGCAATGGAGCAAATCAAGCAAATACTTCAGGAGAATGATATCGCTGGGTTTGTGGTAATTCATACTCCCGGCTTCAGTGAGTATTTAAACAAGCTGGATACTTCTTATTCAGCTGCCAGGTTAGAAAACGACGGAATAAAATTTCGGATAAAATCGGCAGAGATCGGAAAAGAAAAAGCAAAACAAATGGCGACGGATACGGTCAATTTATTCACTCATTTGGCAAAACAGGTAGGTCATCATGCAATGTTTTACCTGGAGGCGGAAAAAATGCTAATCGAAAGATATAACCCGGAAGATTTTCCTGGGAATGAAACTTCTCATACAGAACAAAATAATTAGCGATGGGAACCAGGTGGACAATGGACGATATAAAGGCACGCGGATTAAAAGTAGTCGGTGAAAGTTTACCTGTAACTAAACCGGCAGCTTCTCAGGAAAATTACCAGGCGCTTGGAAGAATGAAATCAGGAAAGATGAATAAAACCGAAGCTGCTTATGGAAATTATTTGGAGGTCCAAAAAAGAATCGGTGAAGTATTATGGTTTGAATTCGAACCGATGAACCTAAGGCTTGCTTATAAATGTTTCTACATGGTTGATTTCCTGGTACTGACAAAAGATTTTCAATTGGAAGTACACGAAGTGAAAGGTGGCCACATAACAGATGATGCGTTGGTGAAGTTTAAAACGGCAGCCGAAAAATTTCCTTTTAAGTTTCGAATGCTTTGTCTGATAAAAGGCCAATGGATAGAAAAATATTCAAACAATTAATTTAAAAATAAAAAACAGAAACGATGTCAACAGTTTATTCCAGGTGCTATGCACTCTATAAAGAAAAAGAAATTGACTATATCCCGGAGCATAGCCAAATGATGCAAATCGGCCTTACAGTAATCAAAAAATTTAAGGACCAAAATAAAGGCCGCGGTCCTAAAAAGATTCAGGCCCCGGAGTATGTTGGAAATTTCAAAATATCATTTTATCCGGCTTCTTTCTCACCACAAATTGACTGCTGTGTAAAAGATTTTGTATCTGGTAAGAAATTAAAAAATACCACGAAAATTAAAGCAACATGCCTGAAGTAACAACATTTGAGAAAATTCAAACAGCAACCGGTAAGAAACCGTCAGAGTGTGATTGCAATATCTGTAAAGCTCAATGCAAAAGAAGCCCGTGCCTGGGCACTCCGGAAGACATTCTAAAACTCATCATGTCCGGATATGGAGACAGGCTCAGTTTAACCGTTTGGGCTGCCGGCATGTTGATGGGAGTCGTAGATCATCCGGTTGAAATTATAGCGCCTGTTTATGATAAGGAAAAAGGAGCATGCACTTTTTTCAATAATGGCCGGTGCGAACTACACAGCCTGAATTTAAAACCAACAGAAGGAAGACTCTCACACCATTCTTTAGTACGCGAAGATTTTGTCAAGGAAAAAAACCTGACATGGAACATCGTGAAAGAATGGATGAATCTTGAGGTGTCCGAAATAAAAAATATTCTGGAAAAAATCTATCAAGAACTTTAAATCAGTATAATGTTAGAATTTAAACCCGAAACAATTATTGCACTGAAAGAGAGATATAAGGAGGCAATCGCGACAGCCTATAGCACAGAGCATATTTCAAAAAATCCACAGGAGCGTCCAGGAGCTAAACGTCAACACGTTTTTGATTTTGAAGATGGTATTAGAATCATTGTCAGCCGTGACCTATTAAAAGGCCAGGAGTTTTTGCATTTCAGCGGTAGTGCTATGCCATCAATTTATAAAGGTTTATCTGATCACTCTTTATTAAGCAGGATGATTATAAACTTCGCAAAAATTTCAAATTATTCCGGAAAGGTGCAATTAGCCGGCTTTTCGAAAGAAGGTATTCCACATTTTTATATTAAGCTGGCGGACCTCAATTAAAAACATTATCAATTCAAAGTAAAAAAACTAATGGATATTTTTAAAAGTGTATTAGAGTATTTGACTAAAATGTTCCAATGGTGGATAATGATTCAACCGTGGGAATTAGGAATTAGGACCAGGTTTGGCAATAGGACGAAATTGCTTGAACCCGGAACTCATTTTAGAATTCCCTTTTTTGATATCATATATGTACAAACCATAAGGTTAAGAGTTGTGTCATTATGCCCTCAAACCATCACTACAAAAGACGGAAAAACCCTTACTATTAGCTGTGCAGTCGGTTACTCCATTTCCGATATAATGGACCTGTTCAATACCCTGTTTCATCCCGAAGCTACGATTGGTTACATGGTACAAGGCAATATTGGTGGATATATTTTTTCGCATGATCTAAGTGATTGCTCTCCTGAATTGATAGAGAAACATGTGATGAATAAACTTATTGAGGGAAACAATGGAATCAAATATGAATATATAAAAGTAATCAGTTACGCGGTTGTGAGGACTTATCGATTAATTCAGGATAGTTCCTGGTCTGAAAACAAGTTAGATATTAATGAGAAACGGTAGTAACAAAAAAAATATATCGATGTCGATAATGGATAGAAAAGCATTTGAGTTTTGGGGTAAAAGAAAAGCGCCTCCGGAAGTTTGCTATTATGTTCACAATGAACACACGTGGGGATCAGGCAGATGGGGAGCAGACAGAGACGATGAGCCAAAACCCTATTGGGAACCGGTGACATGGAAGGATGTTTTCCGGGAAAGAAAAGAAAATCAGGAAGTTCATATTTGGAGAAAAAGATTTTCTGAAAAAACGGAAACAAAACCATGCTTTATATGGGTTTTTCATGTTGATTGGTTTCTTTTTGGTGGTTACTGGCTTTATATCAAAACCCTTAAAAAAGATTATGGAATTACATTCCGGGAAGGTTATAACAAAAAGTTGATTTTAAAAGTAATGGAACTTTTTCCTTGTGGTGTTTTTCCTGATATAGAAAACTTTGATCAGTGGGCAGAGAACTTTACCAAAACCTATCCACATAAGGGCTTTAAAAGAAAAAAGAAGCAAGGGTTAAAAAGATGTTTTTGTAAAGTATCATTTGGCGGTGATCTGAAAGATGTATTTATAAAATAAAATCAATGTTAGAATATCAAAAAGCGCTGGAAGAAATGATGAAGCTTGACACAATTGATCGACACATTGTGATAGTGGAACTGATAGAAAAAAAGAAAATTGACTTCGTGGAGCTCTCAGAATATTATGTAGCCTTTTTGAAAAAAGAACGCGAAAAACTAAGCTGTCAAATAATGCCTCTTGCAATGCATTTATCACTAGCAACAGAAGGTGTTTTAGACAAAGATGCGGCCAGGAAGCTTATTTATGAAGCAGGATATTTTAAAGACGCACCAATTGGCAAGAAGCTCGAAAAAGAATTTAAAAAATAAAAAATCAATGAAAGTAATATCACTCCTTCAGCCCTGGGCGACGTTAGCTGTCATCGGCGCTAAAAAAATTGAAACACGATCCTGGAATACAAAATACCGGGGAGAGATTTTGATTCATGCCAGCAAAAAACTCACAAAACAACAGATTCTTTTAGGTCAAAATTTCAATAGCAAATTTGGTGTGGGATTGGGCTTTGTTGATAGTCTGCCAACAGGCGCAATTATCGGAAAAGTAAATGTGATTGATACATTCCAGTTCGATGAGCAGACAAAAGATAGCCTGATTTATTACTATGATCACGAAAACAAAATCGGTTGGGAATTAAACGAACAGGAGCTGACTTTCGGTGATTATTCTCCAGGCCGTTATGGGTGGCTTGTTTCTGATCCCGTGCAATTTGCAATACCAATCCCGGCAAAAGGAAAACGATCAATTTGGGAATATGATATGCCGGACCATTTCCATGTTCCAATTCCAGGAGGCGGACATGCAACCTTTCCTTCGCCGCCTAATCAAGACACACTGGACGCAATTAATATGTTGGTAGAAATAGGTAAAAAAATCAAAAACAATGAGTAAAAATTCAGGCATTATCTACGACTTAGGAAACGACAGATTTGGGTTGGCCATTCTGAACAATATCCGGAATTCACAAAATTTAAAAAAGTTTATCTGCATGTTTTTACAGACAGGCTTTGTACAAAACCGGAACAGGACCCGAAAAGCGGAAAAAAATACGTGACTCTTAAAAACATTTCTCAAATAAAAGCAATCGGCTTTTCCGATTAACATACCGGATATTATGATAACAGCAAACGGATATTCAAAAGATCCATCAATTCAGCCCGAAGGCATTGTTATAACTTTTGGAAAAGAGATGCTGCAGAATAATGGCGGCACACGGGAAGTGATGAAATGTTTTTTAGAAACAATGGATAGTGAGAATGATTATTGGATGCATAAAATGTTACTGTGGCCAAAAATTGAAGTGACTGATGTTTATATCATCACAATGAACCGACTTTGGGGTCGCGCAAAATTCGGATGGTTTGAAAAAAACGCAACATTCGGATACTCCCCGAAAGGAAGAAAAGATATCGCTTGGCCACGCATGGTAATCGTAGGGCCGTTCGAACGTTGTCCTTTTAAAAGAGAGCTTCGCGGCTTCCAGGGGTTTCGCTACTCAACTAAATTATTTTAAATTCTCAAAAAATAAAAAGCAAATGCAACAAACACACTTCATACACTTTAAAAGTGAAGACGGCTTCGGAGGCTTACTTGAAAGCCTGATAAATGATTGGCTCAGGAGCACCCAAAAGGAAGGCTACAAAATTATTGTTTTACAAATGGCATATACGACGGCAGAAAAAAGTGGAAGAACAGAATACAGTTGCGCACTCTTTTATGAGCGGATTCAGACTAGCCGTCCAGACGTTTCGAAAACTTAACTTTTAAATTAAGTTATTTCAGCACGATTTCTTTCCCATGTAAATAAGCTTCGCCGAAGTCAATCATTTCGAGCAAATTAACAACACTTCTTTTGGTGTTGGATTGCCGGGCCTTCTGGACTAATTCGTCTTTTGGAATCGGATCAGGAGATAACAAAGGAGACAGCGGGGTTAATTGAGCAGTGATAAGATTCATAAAATGGTTTTAGATTCTTGCAATAATAATTATGCCAAAAAGATAAACGCTAATTAAAAATAAATAACAAAAAAGCCACCATGCAAAGAGTTTCAGGCCAAAACTTTAACAAGAATAGTAAAAAATAATTTACTAAATATTTCGCAGTTCCAAGAGATTATTTAATTTTACATCATTAATTAATCACTAAAATTTAATCTCAAATGGCACACAATTTAGAAATCAAAGACGGCAACGCATCATTCGTAAAAGTAGGAGAAAAAGCCTGGCATGGCCTCGGCACCTACGTTGAAAAGGCAATGACTTCCGAAGAAGCAATTAAACTCGGAAACCTCGATTACAGAGTATCAAAAAAGAAAATTCAGGTAGCAGGAGGCAAAGCAATTCCCGGATATTTCGCAAATGTCAGAAACGATAACGGCGATGCTTTAGGAATTGTTACTAATGATTACCAGATCATTCAAAACACTGAAGCTTTCAGTTTCTTTGATTCCATCGTTGACAAGGGTGAAGCAATTTTCCACACTGCCGGCGTCCTTGGAAAAGGAGAAAAGATCTTCGTCACTGCAAAATTACCTGAAGACATCCTGGTCCATGGTGAAAAAGTTGAAAACTGGCTTTTACTTACTTCTGGCCATGATGGAAAATCTTCAATCCAGGTTGGCTTTAGCTCAATCGCTGTAGTTTGTGAGAACACTTTACAAGCTGCTTTGAGGGGCTTACAAAATAGGGTTTCTATTACTCATCTTGCAAACGCAAAACAAAAACTGATCGAAGCCGCCCGGATAATGGGAATTGCTTCCAAATATGTTACCGAACTTAATCCAATTTTCAACAAAATGGCTTCTGTAAAAATAACAGATCTTCAGCTCCGTTCTTACATCGAACAGGTGATGAAGCCAGCAAAGGAAACCATCAACAAAGAAACCCTGCAAAAAGAATTCAGCAAAGAATTCAGTAATAAAGTTGATAGCATTGTAGAATTTGCACACGATCACAGCACCCAAAACATTGACGGCAGAAAAAACACCGTGTGGGGCGCTTACAATGCAATATCCGGTTACTATGGATATTTAAAAAATTACAAAACTCAGGAAGAAAAGATGAAGGATTTGTATTTCAAATCCGGCGCAAAGAAAATTGAAAGCGCTTTCGCCTTGGCTTGTGAATTAATCTAAAAATCTGAAAACAATAAGGGGGCCAGCTGTTCCCCTTTCTTTTAAAAATCAAAAAGAATTATTTAATTAATGGAAAATTCACCTAAGAAAGTTAATTGTATAACCATAAATACTGATGCTTCTTTTCATCCTGGATTAAAAGTTGGCGGCTATGCTTTTTATGTAGTTTGCGACTTGTTTAAAATACAGAAAGGAGGAATGTTCAAATGCCAGCCACGAAGCCCAATAGAGGCCGAAATGATGTGCATGGCTAATGCTTTAACTGCACTGCTTCGTCAAAAAGAATTACCAACAGCTAAACTGATTGTAATAAATAGCGATTGTTTATGGTCGTTTTCTCAAATAGGAAGAAAAAAGCAGGGTGTAGGTAAGACGGTGGCAAAAATACTTAAACAAGTACGTCAAGAAATGGCATGGAAAGGTATTGTAATGCCTGAATATGAATTTCGGCACGTAAAAGCTCACAATGGCACTAAAGATGCAAGGAGTTGGGTAAATGATTGGTGTGATAGGGAGGCTAAAAAATGGACTGCGAATAGCAGCTAAAAACATTGAAATTAAACAAGAAAAACAATAAAGATCAACCCGGATAAAAATAAAAAAGCCTCACATGAATATGTGGGGCTTTAAATTTTAACCTAAGCTAAAATTTAATCTCATTGCAAATATATTCCTAATTATAAAAGCAGAAAACAAAATGTTTTTCTGTTGAAAACTTTAACAAGAATAGTAAAAAATATTTTACTAAAAACTTGGCAGTTCTAAGAGATTTCATAGTTTTACATTATCAAATTAATCAAAAAAAACAGAAAAAATGCCTACAAATTTAATCAACCAATTACCAGAAGAATTTAAAAAAGCAATTAAAGAATTCGGCATCACTGAAGCATTTTTCTTCAATGATGAATTTTACATCACTTCAAATTATCATTTACACTTTACACTGATCGAATCAATTGAAAAGTATTTAAGATCTCAACAATAAACGCAAAACAACTATAAAATTTAATCTCATGGTACAGGTAATCATCTTAAAGGCAAACAAAAAAAGCCATCTCACTTTCCGATTTTCAAATTTTGAAACAGCAAGATCTTTTGTAAGCAAATATGATCTGGAAGATCAAATTGTAGATATCCTTTTTTAAATACTCAAACCAGCAAAATTTAATCTCAAAAAAATGACATCAAAAATTCTCATTCCTTCCACAGAAAAACAATTAGAAGGACCAGCAAAAACATTCCGAATTAAAATAAAAGACGCTGATGATACTTTAAGCTTCGGCGAATTCACCGGTACATTCACCGACACCAGTGTAGAAAATGCAATTAAAACTTGCAAAGAGTTTTACGCTATGGAGCTGGATACCTATCCAGACCAGATTGAAATTATTTCAATTGAAGAAATAGACTTAAAAAAAATTACCGCTCGCATGATCGAAATTGAAAAGATCAACATGCAGTACAGCAAGGAAACCAGTTTCGGTAACAATCCCAACGGCCAGGAAAAAGAAATAGAAAAACTTTTAGGCGAATGGGATGCACTGAAAATCAAAAGAAATCTTTTAAAGACAGGTAATGTGATGTTTAATTCTTATGAAGAATATGAAACAGCTTATGTAAAAAAGTGGGAACAGATACACGGCGCTTTCTCACGCCCTGATTTTAACTGGGTGCGTCAAGATTGGGAAATGAGAATAGAAAAACCTGAATTGTACAAATAAATATATCACAATTAAAAACTTAGTAAGCAAAATCAGTGATCAAAAATTAGTAAAAGATTATAAGATCACAGAGGCGTTTTTCTTCAATGGTGAATTTTATATCACTTCTATCTGGCATTTAAATTTTGAAACAATTGCCAATCTTGAAAAAGAATTAGCCAGCTTATAATAAATAACAATTAAAACATACTACAATGAAAATTAAAACATTGCAAAACATGAGATCGTGCATTACGGACGGACAAAGGGTTATCCCGGCGGGGACTGTTATGGAAAAATTTGCAACTTGTTGCTCGTGGACATACTTCAAGGGCGCGGGATTTACATTGATTTTAATGAATTGGGCACAGTGGCAAAATGTAGAACAGATTAACTGATGAGCTTTAAATAAGCGAAACGGCTTAGGCCGTCGCACGATTCAATTCACGCATGACGGAACCGCGGCCGGGCTTTTATCTTATTTTCTAATACTAAAATTTAATCTCAAATGGATCAGATATTAACAAAGGAAGGAATAATCAATTTGAATAAATTGATGTCAGAAATTTATTCAATTCCAGGCAAGCAGGAACATAAAAGATTCCCGAACGGCTTCACCTCCTGGAATGAAACACACTTTGAAGTAGTGAGTGAAATTGCCGGGCTCCGGGAATCAGGCACCAATTCAAAAATCAAAGAAATAAATCAGACGCAAGGTACCGGTGGCTTCTACAAATTAGCTGAGCAGCTCACAGATGAATTTGAATCATTAAACAAAGGCCGTGAGTGGGATGGCGAATTTTTCGAAGAACTGGAAAGCTTTCTTCATGAACGCCTTGGATCATAAAAAACAAAATCTTTTATCAAACTCAAAACAAAAAACACATGAAAGCAATAGTAGATTTTGCAGACGGTTCTTCATCATTGGCAATTGTAAATTTATCTTATGCAAGGGGCGGCGTTCACTATTATAATTTAACCCTTAATAGTTTAGAGACATTTTTAGATTTCTCACCTGGCATAACAAAAACTTTTACTAATAAAGAAGTTGTTAAATTAATATACGTAATGGGTTAAACATAATTCAATCAATCAATCAATCATCATTTAAAACAAAAAACAAATGAAAATTTACACAGGCAATTTCGGAAACGAAAAAAAATACCGGGCAGCTGGAATGCAGCCGGTATCAATCGCAAGATTTAACCGCTGGTTCTCAGGACCTAAAATAATGGACCTGGCACCCACACCAGACATGCTCCACATGACGGAAAAAGAGTATACTCCTTTATTCGATAAAATCCTGGACAAACTCTCTCCGGCAGAAATATTGGAGAGGTTGGAAAAGCTTTCCGGAGGGAAAGATATCGTTTTGCTCTGCTATGAAAAAGTAGGTGAATTCTGTCACCGGCACCTGGTAGCAGACTGGCTTACAAAAAGCCTTGGTATTGAAATCAAGGAACTTGGAAAAATGGAAAACAACCTGTTTTAATTATGGCACAAAATAAATTTGCGCAACGCCGGTCGAGCCTCGAACAATTCTGGAACTGGAGGATAGATCTTTTTGAAAAAAGTGATAAAGCTGAAGTGATCCAGGTTGCTGAAGAGATCATCGAAAAAGGTTTTTTGATGGAAGATGATTTTTCAAGAGAAGGAATCATCGCAAGAGAAATCGCAAAAACAACCTGGAAATCTTTTTGCAGATTTGGTGACCGCAAATCAGCGAGTGGAGCGTTAAGGCTTGTGTGGATAGACAGTCAAAAAGGAATGCCTCTTGACACTCAGGCTTTATTCATCTCGGCACACTATGAAATGGATATCATTCCGGAGGAACTTGCGCAGTTTATGATTGAATATGATCACGGCAAAAGTTATTTCCCTGCTTACAGAGAATATGAAAATTTAAAAAAAATTTTTAAAAGTCTTGTTGGTTTCAATTGGAATCATACATTTGCTAAACAAATAATCCTTAAAAAACAAATTGAAACAGGATTTTTTTAATTTTAATGATCTATTCAGTCAAAAGCGGTGGTAGTGTAGCGGTAGCACACGGCCCTTCCAGGGTTGAAGAGTGGTTCGAACCCACAACACCGCTCAAGATTTTACCTAATCTAAAACCTTCAATAGCCCTTGCATTTCGTAAAAGACATATCAAGGGCTTTATTGTTCCCGGAGGGTGCAATATTTATGTAGGTCTGCAACAAAAAGAACTCTTTGGTGTACTTGGTTTTAGTAATCCGGAATATGGAAATTTTGATCTTTTCATGAAGGCAGATACAACACCTTCAGAGCTTGAATATTCCACAGATCTTTTACTTTATGTTATGCGGACAAAAGAAGTAAAATCAATACTCGAAAAAAAGTTCTGCAGAGAAATAAAAACTGCTTATTCCCTTGCATTCTCCAGACACGACCAAATTAACCGCTATCGCAAACATGGCAAGCAAGTAAAAAAGCTGGCAATTGAAGGAGGCGGTTATAATCTCGGTTACATTTTTGAACTCGGAACCGTTCCATCGTTGAAAGCAGCAAAAGCGCTCTGGATGCAAAACCATAAAATCAAATGATACAGGTAAGATGCGAATACGTGTTTTTCCGGGACATTGAAGAAAGCCCGCTGAACGCTCAAGAAATGAGTATGGAAGATTTTAACCGATTGGTAAAAAATATCAAAGAAGACGGTTGCCTTACTTCCACACCTTTACTGATGGACCAGGAAGGGAAATCAAAAAAAATGTGTATCTCCGGACATCATAGAATTAAGGCCGGAATCAAAGCTGGATTGCTTGGTGCAGATTGCATGATCATTCCGCAAGTTCCTGAATCAACAAGAATCCGTCTTCAGCTTGCACATAATGATATCCATGGAAATCCAAACGAAGAAATAATTGCAGAGCTTCAGAAACAATTAAACGAAGTGGATTTACGTTTAGTAGATTTCAAGGATATCGAAACGCGTCTGCAGGAAGCAAAAAACACGGATTATTCTGTTCCGGATTTTTCTTACTTACAAGTTTGTTTACTCACAGAGAGCCGTCAAGCCTTACAAGACATGATTGAGTTTTTCGACAAATCGGATAGTGAGAAATGGTTAATAGAACATCCGGATTATGAAAAATTGAAAGATTTATTAACTCTTGCTTTCAGAAAAGGCTTTAAAACACCTGGAAGAGCATTCAGAAAGTTCCTGGATATCGTTGAAGAATACCAAACGCTTATCATAAAATAACCAATGGCTGGAAGAAAAACTTTATACGATCCGCTTAATTTTCCGCTGCTTGCTGAAGGATATGCACGTAATGGATTGAATGACATACAGATAGCAAAAAATCTTGGAATTAAGAAAGCAAGTTTTTATGAATATATGAAGCAATTTCCAGAATTTTCAGACGCTATTAAAAGAGGAAGAAAGCCTGTTGATATTGAAGTCGAGAATGCTTTGCTGAAAAGAGCGCTTGGATATGATTACGAAGAGAAAATAACGGAAGTTGAGCTGGATGCTCAAGGACAGCCAAGACCTTCAAAAATAAAGACTGTCAAAAAACATGTACCTGGTGAGGTTGGTGCACAGGCATTTTGGTTGAAGAACCGGAAGAAATCAGAATGGAAGGACCGGCATTCGCATGAAGTTGGCGGAGAAGATGGCAAACCTATTCCGATTAAAAGTGATCTTCAGATTGACCTGTCAGGCCTGGATGAGAAATCCTTGGAAACAATATTGAAAGTATTCGATAATTCCAGCAATGAATGAGCAGGCAACGACACTACTACAATCCCACAGACAGGCAATTTATAATGCAGCCAAAGAGGAATTAATTAAACGACGCCGCAAAAGGTGCAAGGACCTGAAGAACTTCGTAAAAGAATTTTGGGATATCATCGTTCCGAATGAACTGAAATGGAACTGGCACATGGATGTGCTTTGCGATGAGATTCAAGAATCTGATAGCAGGGTTTTCAAACGATTACCGAAGCTTTATGATTCCATCTTTAATGTGCCGCCAGGCGCAACAAAAACAATCATCCTTTCAATAATGTCCACGGCCTGGGAGTTTTCCATGATGCCGGAGATAAGAGTATTTGTAGGATCGTATTCAGATAGTGCAGTAATAGCCATTGCAGATAATATCAGGCTTTTGATGAAGTCTGAAAAATACCTGGAAACATTTCCGAACGTACAGATCAGAAAGGACTTTGACACCAAACACGAATTCAAAACAGTTTCGAACGGCCATTTTTACGCCTTTACGGTTGGAGGTACGCTGACCTCGAAACACGCGGATATACTAAAGATTGATGATCCGCTAAATCCAAAGCAGGCTGTATCACAGGCGCAGATTGAAACCGCAAACGCATTTTTTGATCTTACCTTACCAACCAGGAAGGTAGATAAAGAGGTTACTCCTACTTATTTGATCATGCAGCGTTTGACAACAAATGATCCTACTGGCCATCTTTTAGAAAAAGACAAAACAATAAACCACGTCTGTTTACCAGGAGAATTATCTAATGACGTAAAGCCCGAAAAATATAAGAAATTTTATACTGATGGATTGCTTGATCAACACCGGTTAAAAGCAAGTTCATTGAAAGCGCTTCATATTTCCCTTGGTAGTGCTGGTTATGCCGGACAGATACAACAGAGGCCAGTCCAGGAAGGTGGGTTGATCTGGAAAAAATGGTTTATTGAAATTGATGATGCGCTATTCCCTCCGTTAAAATCTTTGTCATTAGTGGGGACTGACTGGGATTTGGCATATACCGATGATGATGCAAATGCCGCGAGCGCTTACATTACAGCCGGCCGGTTGAACAATAAAATGTTCATTGATGATGTAGGGGCTGTTTATCTTGAATTTCCGGAGTTAATCAAGTTCATGAAAACAAGAAAGTCTCCGCACTATATTGAAGCCAAAGCTTCCGGAAAATCTGCAAAGCAAACTCTTGTAAAAAATGGCATACCAGCAATTGAGGTAGAAGTAAGCGGTGGCGACAAAGTTGCCCGGGCACGCTTTTCAACGCCCTATCCAGAAGCCGGCATGTGTTACATCCGCAAAAGTGTCGCTGATTTCCTGTATAACGATAGCCGCCAGGGAATATTAAATTTCCCAAAAGGATCCCATAAGGATATTGCTGATGCACTCGCACAAGCTATACAACGAATTTTCCGAGGAGGCATAAAGGTTGGCGGACCTGGTAATAGTATGCTGGATGATCTGGATTTCAACTCATAAAATAAAAAAACCCACCAGGAGTTAGCCGATGGGTGAAATGGAAACAATTCCGAATCGGAACGTTTAGACAGCTAAAATAATTTATTTTTTTTAATAAATGCGCAAAAAGTAATTTATTTAATTACTTTTATTCTAAAATTAAAAAATGGAAAATTCTTTTAAACCTGATTATGTGTTCATAATCGAAACGCTGCAAACAGCAAAAGCCGGAATTGAATCAGTTACCAACCCGGAAATTCAGATACTTGTTACCCGGCTAAGGCTGGACCTGACAAAACATATTAACTTTTTAAAAGTCAGAATAGGTGATGCTCCTGATGCAGAATCCAGGCCGGCCAGAGAGCCGCTTAGAAAGATCTTCGGCATAGTCGTGCTGAATGATCATGGCCAGGCTATAAACCCTCAGCCAATCAAAACAACCCCGCGGGAATTGGAGATGGAAGAACTGAAGCAGAAGGTGGAGGACATTTACGGAAAGTTTGCAATCACAGAATCAGACCAACTTCTTGACACGCTCAGTGATATCGAAATCAGAGGTGTGGCAAAAAAAGCAGGATTACCGGTTACGGATAAAACGCCCAAAAGAATTGATATTTCTTTCATCGAAAAGATCAAGGAGGCAATTGTCAAACAACACTTAGCAGGTAATTTGGTTGTAGATGAATTGAATGATAAAATCACAGGCGGAGAAGGAAACAATGATGGAGATGATCTGGGAAAAGATGATCCGGATAATAAAGATGATCCGGATAATAAAGATCAAAAATTTCTGGATTCACTGGATGCAGAAAAGATCAACGATGAAAACAAAAAAGTGTCAGATGAAGAAGGCGATGATCATGCACAGGTAAATGGCAATCTTAAAATGTTGGACGAACTTTCTGCCCTGACAAACGCTGCAATTCTGGAAGCTTATGAAGAGAACCAAATTAAAGAATTTGCCATGATGGCCAATCTTGAGGTAACTGACAAAACCAAAATCGACAGCAAATTTATCTCTCAATTGAAAGAAGCAATCAAAACACTGCATGCAGGTAACGATCAATGATATTCAGTTTGATATTCCATTTGACACAGAACTGATTAAATTATCTGACTTTCTCGAGTGGCATAATCAATACGGTAAAAAACTAAACGAAGAGTTGAAACAGATCCTTGACGATAAAGATTTAAAGGATGTTGATAAAATGGTCCGATTGGAAGATTACCTGGACCGGGAAGCGCTATGCTGGTTTTGCTTCTGGACAAAAACAGATGAAGAGGAAGCAAGTAAACAACCAGGTATGGTTCAATTTCTTGATCGTTACCGTGTTTTAAAAACGCTTCTCAATGAGAACAATTATGAATTTCCATATGAAACAGAGTGGCAGGGCGAACAATGGCAGATTGAAGCATTTACCTTGACCCCGGCAAGCGAAATGAATTTCAATGAAATCATCACTTCAAAAGAAGTAATGCGCCAGGTGTATAAGATCGGTGAAGACAATTGGACCGGACTCCCCTATCTGTGTTGTGTTTATTTCCGCAAGAAAGGTGAAGCATTTGAAGATTCAATGATTCACGAAGGAAGTGAACGAATGGAGTTGATGAATAGTTTACCACTGAAGCACGCGCTCGCTGTTGCTTTTTTTTTGAACATCTGTGTAAATATTTGGAGCAAAACTTTAGTGTCTTCTCAAGACGAAGTGGAGGAGACCGCAAGGCTGAACTGATAGCATTCTATGAAGAGTGGGGCTGGGTAAACTTTCTCAGTGCGATGGCCGAGACAAAGATTTTTGATATACCCGGAAGAGGACTTGACAGTATTGAGTGTGCAAAAATCGCGAAAGCATTTAACGTTTTGATCTACGCCAGCCAGAGAAAAGATTATGCAATTGCGGAGTATGAAGCTTATAAAATCAAATAGATCATCATAAAGAAATCTTACAGAAAAATGAAAAAACAAGCTATAATAATGAATACGGTTTTGATTTTGGCGGTAGTTTCAGTAGTAATATCTGCTTATTGCATTTTCTTCGGAATATTTAATCAGATAGTGGTAAAGTGTCTTGCAGTTGTAGGGAGTATTCTTTTGGCATTTATTGCCGTTTTTTTTTATAGCAATTCAAAATACAATAAGTTACCGATTGCAATTATTCTTTGTCTTTTCTCCTTTTCATCATTTGCGCAAAATACCGATTCTGCTCTTGAGGCTGGAACTAAAAAGGCGACACAAGAAATGGTTCGATTAAAGGAACAAGGCATACGTGAAATAAACAAATGGACGCTTCCTCCGCACATGTTGAAAGCGACAGTTAATGAATTTTCAATTAAACCGTTGATAGGCAAGAAAGATATTTTGATCTATGCGATGCAGTTTGTCTCCGGTGCAGCAGACGGTATGAATCAGGCTCTTGTTTATCATCATGCCCTCGCTGGCCATTCTTTCTGGGATTACAATACCAGTTGGAAAAGAAAATATGTTGATTACGATAAAGGAGATACGCGGGCGGCTTTTCCCGGGGCTAAAACATGGCTTGTAGGAATAACGGATGGAAATCATTTAACAAGAATGATAAACAGATCTTTCTCCTTAGGGAGTGTGATGATTGCTATGAATGAGAGTAACAGCTGGGTAGAAATTTTCAAAAAAATTATAATCTGCTCACTGATCAACCGGGCTGGATTTGTCCTAATGTATGATCACATTTTAAAATAAAAAACATAGAAAATTAAATTTTACTAAAGTGAATGCCATGATACACATTTTTAAAACTAAAAACGGACAGTTCTGCGTGGTGACCAAAGCAAATAACGGCGAAATACTCAATGTTTCTGAAACCTTCACACAGAAACAAAATGCCTGGAAAAATATTGGAGCCGCTGCCGACAGTTTTGGTTCGAAAAAAGTTTTAGTTCAGGATGATTGTTTGAAGATAAAGTCAAAGGTATATGTGTGTCGTATAGGAGATAATTTGAAAATGAATATAGCTGAGTCATGCATAGTGAATGCTGAGCCAAGGCATGTAAGCAAAAAATAGTTCTTTACTCATCCATAAGCATCTGCTCGAATAAGCAGGCCGATATAAGCTGGTCACGTAGTTTATAATTGACTTGATACAACCAGAAAACTTTTTAGGGTTGCTGCGAACTAAGGCAGAAGGCTTTTGGGAAAATTTAAAATGAAAAATCGCGTCGTAGAGCAGCGGTAGCTCGCTGGGCTCATAACCCGGAGGCCGCAGGTTCGAGTCCTGCCGACGCAACATAAAACCATAGAGAAAGGTTGATGCTGAAATTAAGATAAGAGATTAGGTAAACGGATTAGCTAACCAGGAACCGAAATTGATTATCCTAACAAGTAGGCATCAACCAAAGAAATTTTAAAATTGAATTATATGTTTGAAGAACAATTATCCGAAGAACAATTACAGAAAAAAATTGATGCTCTTAAAGCAGAATTAGAGCCATTAGAAAAACTGCAAAGGGAAAACTATATAAAAAAGGAAGATGAAGTTCAGCTAAAACTAAAGAGATGTAAAAGCAAACAAGACAAATTTGAATTGGAAGATCTTGTTTTTGCTGCTTTTTCTCGCTGTAATTGCGGAGCAGGTTTAGCATATCCCAAACATATAGGTATTCATGGGTACTGGATGTGCTCAGATATTTTATTAGGAAGGGCAATTCCACATGGACAAGAAGGATCAAAAGAACATAGTGGTGAATTTCCATTTGCATTCTATGAAATAAAAAGTGATACTCAGCCTTCAGCACAGGGAAATACAACTCGTCCAAAAGAATAAAACCAATGATCAAAGTAAATCTATATACAAAAAATGGAGAGCTGGTAATAACAGTAATGACACCTCCGTTTAACCCGATGCCTGATTGCATAGCGTGGGGCAGTCGCTTTTTCTTCAAAAACCCGGACTTTAAAAAGAAAGACGAATCCGGTTATTACGAAGGTCTTATCGTTGCTGCAATCAATGTTGTTACCCGGGAAACATCAATAAAAAGAGAGACAGACAAGAAAGAGTATGGAAATGATGATCTTCTGTTTGGCCTCCCAAATGATCTTGACGAAGCGGTAGAAACATTTCTTGAATTCTATAGCAAGTCAGAAGATTTTCAGCTGATTGATAATTGCACGGAGGACAAATTTCTCTGTGTCACTCATCATGCATCCGGACAGTTTATAAGAAACAGCTGGTATTTGTGGTGGCATGAAGATCATGGATCCGATTCATGGCCCAAGTCAAAACCGCAGCTGGTGCAGTGGTTTAATAACCTTGGCATTTATCACGCCGATGATATGAGTTCGATCATTATCAGATCCGCATACCGGCGTCATCACAAACAAGCAATATTAATTGAAAAACAGGTAAGCCATTACAGAAAGTTTTGGAAAGAACAAGGCTTTGAAGATGGCATTTATAAACCCAGATAAATTATGAAAATTCAAATAACACAACAGCAGCAACAAAGATTCCCTGATCTGCTCACAAAGGAACTGGAAAAAGTAACCATGTTCTGGGACAATGAATTGAGATTATGGCATCCGGTGGCCCTGGAAGCTTTACTCTTCGCCTCTGCTATTAGTTTGCAAATACCACAGGAAACCTTCATCCATTTGTTCGATACCGAAAAAAACGGCATTAATATGAATGTGGTGATGAGACTTTGCAACAACCTGGAAGCGCGAACAGCGATGGAGATGAATTACACGGCTAAAGACTGGGGTCATTTTCTCGTTACGAATGCAAACGTCGGCTATCGTTGGAATGCATTACAGCAGCCAATCCGGGAGAAGATCTTTAAACAGTTTGAGGAAGAGAATAATCAGGCCAGTATTCGGGCAAAGATCATGGGAAAAGGTCCAGGCGGTATGAAATTAGTAAAAGGAGAAGCATGATGATACAGACAATTTTCATAACAGCGTTGATCATTCTTTTTTTCCACGTGTGTACGTGGCCGGGGATGGTTTTCTCTTTCGTATCGGAAGCTTTAAAAAACGTCCCAGCTTATTTAAAAAAACCTCTCTTTGATTGTCCGATTTGTATGTGTCCTTGGTGGGGGCCGACAGTCGTTGCATGCGGAATAGTGGGCAATGTTTGGCACGTTGACAATGTTTGGCAACTCGCGATCATTGTTGCATCAGCTGCCGGCATTAATACGGTTTTGATCTATGTGATCAACCAAGGCAAGCAGCTGGCAAAAACTTTAAACGAATCTGAATGCAATTGTACCAGCAAGGAAAAGATAAGAGACGAAAGATTAAAACGATTGGAAAGATTTGTTGATCCTTTAAAGTCAAGATAATGGAAAAAACAGTCGAAAAAACGGCAAGTCAAATGATTATGGAATTGCAGGACAAGAACGCTAAGCTCAGATTGGGATTAGGAAAGCTATTGAAGATTTGCGAAAATAATAAGATGCACATGAAAAGTGAAGTGTGGGACCAGCAGATTGGATTTGCAAAGCAAATGTTCATAGAAACAGATCCAAATAAGTAGTTCAAAAAATAAATTAAAAATGCAGGAACTCTTTTTATATGATGAAGAAAACGGCCTATTCAAGCAAATACTGAAAAAATCTTCAGTACTGAAGGGAAGCTATCATGTTTCTCCAAATCAGGGCAACGACCTGAACACATCCAACCTGGAAACTTATATAAAAGATCCGGCAAAAGGATTGATTGATTTTAAAAATTATCCTATCTGCGTTTGCTTCACGCCCAGAAGCAGGATAATTCCTATCAATGGTCAGGATTTCGAGCAGTTCACATTTAATCTCTATTGGCTAACAACCACCTTCAGGAATAGTGACAATTCTGTAAAAATGAGAGACAAAGACACCGGCCAATCTGCACATCATATTTGGTATGACTGGCAAGACATGAAGTCATGCGCAATGAATTTTTACAGTGTGCTTAACCAGGTCATCAAGTCCAAAAATGTTATGGTCGATAGTGTCGCAGTTCCTTTGCGGTCCATGATAAACCTGGATAAAGGAAGTGTGATTTATAACCGCCTGTCAAAATTTTATAATGATTCTTTATCCGGAATAAGCCAGGCCTTTACGATGACTATGCAACCGCTTGAATGTGATCAGACAGAGTACGCTGATATAAATAGTATTACGATACCCTCACCAACTATACACGAAGATGTTTGATAATAATAAACTTGAATTGAATTATGCCAAGCTGGTTCCGAATGAAATCAGAAAGATGATCATTGAAAAAAAAATGATTGGCACTGCCAGTGAATTTTCAGATCAAAAGGGCACACCTATGGAATTCCTTTTTGATGTATATGAAGAGTTTTTGGATCCGTCGCAAAATATAGGTCCATTCAGTTGCCCTAAATGCCGGCTGGAAGTATTGAATGTTTTCCGGAAGCTTGAACCTTATTTTTTACAATTAAATTCAAATCAGTAATGGGAATCCTATATGGACCACCGCGTCCAGAGAAAGAAGATTTCTCAATCGCAGAAAAGGAATACCGGACTAAAAAAGAAGAAGTATTGAGCAGATTCAGAAAAGAATTTGTTGAAAAATTCTACCTATATAGCCCTGAAATGTACGCGATAGTACAACTTCTTATTAATGATGCGGATCCTTACGCTTTAATTGAGCAACTTATTGAGCAACTTCACAAAGTACAATATCTTAACTTAAAACTGCTAAGAGAAGGAATCAGGTTACCACAACCACAATAATAAACAATGGAAACAAACCCATCCATATTTGAACCGGCCAACAGATTAATTGTTGAAGATATTCGAACAGAGCTTCGACTGCAGGGGCATTATCTTACCGGGGCTTTGGAAGCTTCAATTCATGATGAAGAAATCCATGAGAATGGCGGCATTACGCTTACGGCTTCAGCGCTTGAATATTTGGAAGATCTCGAAACAGGCATTGCGGCCCCTCAAATAGAACTCTCATCCAGCAGGCTTACTGAAATGACAAGATACGTGGAACTGCGAATGGGTTATCATGGAAAGAAAGCGACAAGTGTGGCTTATGCCATCATCAAGAAACAACAAAAGGAAGGAATGCCAACACACGGCTCTTATGCTTTTTCAAAAACAGGTTTCAGAACTGAGGTCATGGAGCAAACGTTTGACAAGAATCAGCCAAAATTTGTAAACTTAATCGACACAGCTGCATTTAATTCACTCGACAATATTTTTAACCAGGTTAAATCAGGAACAATATGACAGAGAAAAATTTAGCAGAAAAAATCACTGGCAAATTAAACGAAGCGTTGGGAAACAGTTTTGGCGGCTCAGAAGTACCGGTAAGTTATCCGAAATTAAAACTGGCGACTTCCATCTATGCTAAAAAGCAAAAACGTAATCGCATGGCAAAGAAATCCAGGGCAATAAATCGTAAAAAATAAATCTTATTACAGTCAAAAAATAAAACCCATGAGTAAAGAATTATTGTCTCGTTCCATTTTCCTGGATCAAAAAATTGATCAGTTAAATAAAAACAAAAAATTGCTTTTTTGTTGCCTTGAAAAAGTTGATCCAAGGGAAAGCAAATTAATATTTAGACCAACAGCAGACCTGAAAGAAGATGACGTTTACATTCCTTTGAGTAAAGATGAGTTTAAGCAAATTGCATTTTTATTGAACGAGATGAACGAAAAAAAATTAGCTGCAGCAGAAAGCGAATTCAAATCGATTTTTAAACAAGAGTAAATGCCAATAATATCCATCATAGAACAGCCCTCAGCAAACGCACTTAAAGCAGCTTACCGTCCTATCGTTTTCGTGGTCAGAGCATCCAGAACCGATGGCAACGCAAAGCCTCCGATTGTTTATTGTGATATCTATATTGATGATGTATTCTATAAGACACAGGAACGCACCATTTATAAAACGCTCAATTCAACAAATAGCGATTGGCAATTCGATATCATGGATGCAGTCCAGGAAGTTTTATCATCAACAATTCAACAAAACGGCGGATCAGCAATAGTAAAAGATTCCCTGGCCATGCGTTCGGTTTATTGCAAATTCAGGTCCTCCGGATATGATGTAAATAGTTTCATTACTTCAGAAGGAACGGCCCCGGTTCAGGGAACAGGAACAGTAAATCCGGTAGCAGGCACCGGCACGCAATCGAACTCTTTTTTTGGGGTGATATCTACATTGCAGCATGAACAAAACCAGGATGCAGCAACGCATTTGGGTTATTATAAAACCGGTACCTGGGATGCAAACGTTTTTCCTTTGACGCACAGGAAACCCGGGTATAAGGTTTGTAAAGGAGACAGTGATTATTTTCCGATCGTAAACCTGAGCAGCAAAGACCCTCTTTGTTTAAAATTATTTTATAAAAAAAGGGGTGATGCCGCTTACTCTTCAGTTCAACAGTGTGGATCTTCAACCTGTGCGGCTGTTTCTATTCCAACAATTTCATTTGCTGATGCGATCGTTGACACGCCTTATTCGAAAACAGTTCCCTTGGGCGGTACGGCGCCGTTTAACCTATCAAGCTTTTCGTCAACAGCTGCCTGGCTTCGTGCAGACATTGTCGGAAGTGATTTGGTTTTCAGCGGAACTCCGGCAGCCGGAGATGTAGGAACGAACAAAGCGGTAAATGTTATTGTAACAAACGCATGCGGATCTGCGAGCGCTTATAAATCGATCAGTGTAGTAAGTGGTTGTACTGCTGTGGGTATTTCCGGAACACCTTTGCTTCCAGATGCATATTCTGATCAGCCATATTCTGCTGCCGTCATTCTTACCGGCACAGGACCATTTAATATAACAGTACAACCTGATGTGGCTTGGCTCGTGGCTGATATTTCAGATAACGAAGTAATTCTGACCGGCACACCTGGAATTGGAGATGTGGGCACCGGTATTACTGTAGCTTTTACGGTTACAAACGGCTGCGGATCGGTTGATTATTCAGACACGATTGATGTCATTCAAAGTGGAACGAGGTTCGGTGATACAACTTTCAACGGCGGCGATGATTGGAACGAATCTGAAACTGCCAATATCATCGGCGGCCAGCCAGGAGCAACAATTACAATAACGCTCGACACATTGACCAATACAAACGGCGGCCAGCTGAAAGTAAATGGCTTGCAAGCCTTCCAGGGATACACGTGGAATATTGTTTTGGATTCAAACGGTAACGGATCACTCGATGTTGATATAGCTGGATTAGAGCACCCATCAACGTCTATCCTTGGACACTTCACAGTTACTTCTGTTACCGGCGGAACAATAGGAACGCCAAACACCTATCAAATATCAAAAGCTTTTTAAATGAGTAAATCAATTTATCATATTCCCTGCGGTCCTAAAAATTTAGCGACAATTTTCAATACGGTTGATTTTAATCTGGTGACGGATTATTATCTGCAGGTTCAAGACGCTTCGAATAATGTCCTGGCCACGACACCGGGGTATAAATCAAATTGCTGTTGCCCGGATGATAAAATCAGATTGCACTTTTTAAACAGCGTTGGGGGTTGGGATGCGCTTAACTTTTTAAAACCAAGTGTAGTCCATGAAGATACGGCTGATCAATTTCAAAATTCTCTGAATTATCCTTTGTCAAAAACTGATACGGGTATAGAAAGGTTTAACGTCAACAGTAATGATACATGGGAAGCAAGATCGAATTTAAAAGAAGAGGACATGCCCTGGGTTCGTGAGCTGGCAGATTCTCCGAAGATCTTACTCGAATGGACAGGCATAGAAGGACAAGCTGATGACTACATCCCGGTAGTAAAGATCGCTGGCAAATTTCCGAAGCTTAAAAACGATCAGGAATTTCAATATCAGTTTGTTATCCAGTTCATGTTTAGCAATGCGTATATGACAATCAGAAATTAAAATAAGTATGGAATCTTCAGCAGATATTTTAGTTGTAATAATATTGGTGTTTATAATGCTCGCATTGGCCTCAAATAGCAGCAACCACTAAACTTGAAAAGAATGAAAGCAGATCAAAAAATTACAATAATAGGTTCCGGAATAGCGGCCAGGCAATTGAGAGAATATTATAAATCGCCTGTGGTAATAGTTAGTCCTCCGAAATTAACGGAAGATGAAAGAAAAAAGATGATTGATCAGCTTAATGGTTGTAGTGGAAGAGCGATGTTGACCATAGAGCAGCCAGAAATTGAATTCATTCCATTCGTCAGTCCGAAACATGCCCGGTTTATCAAATATGCGATGCCTAATAAAAAGCAGTACCAGGTAAGAACAAAAAAAATGTAAAAGTACAATGCCACTTTCCCGATATTTAAAAGTAACAATTGGCGACAAACAGGTCCAGGTCACCAATCCGGAAGATCTTCCTATATCCATAGATTATGCTCTGGAAGATCCTGACAACTTTCAAACAAAAACTTCCGCTCAGGCACTTTCGGTAAAGATACCGGCAACGAAACTCAATGATATTGCAGCAAACACTTTCCGCAATCCGGACATGGTCGATTTAACAACTGACAATGTTTTTAAAAGCAATCAGCCGTTCAACATAGACGAAAATGGTTTTGAGATATTAACCGGCAAAGCTTTTTTAAAATCCGGGACTCACAACTTTCGTCCAATAGATTATACCTATGATTTTTACGGAGATAATGCAGACTGGAAAATTGACCTTGCTGATTCGACCTTATTTGACTTTTTAAAATACTTGAACTTTGATTTAACACCGGAAGAAATAATTGCATCATGGGATTTCGATGGAACAGATCCTGCCAAGCCGTATGTTTTTGCTCCGATCAGATTCCGCGATCCCATGGGCGGTACTTCTTTAGATGATCAGGGTAAGGTAGTTGCTGACGATGTCAACATGCTACCGATCTACATGAAGCCATCCATTTCAAAATATTGGATCATCTTCAATGCATTCAAATCAATAGGCTACAGAGTGGTATCAGCTTTCATGGATAGCGATAAATTTCGCAGACAAGTAATGCCCTGGGCCTGGGGAAACTTTTTAGATAGTGATGGAACGCGGCTTAACACGCATTTATTCCTTGCCAAAAGCACGAAAGATGTTTATTACAGCTTCCCGAATGGGTATAAAAATTTTATCTGGAATCTTGATGTAAGCAATGATAATGGAAGTGATGGATCAGGAGGGTTTGATAACAACAATGATTATGCATGGAATGCCGGCACTCTTTCAGGAGAGTGGACTTACAACACTCCGGATTACGGCGCCTTAGAAGCTACGTTCGATATGCAGATTGATGTAAATGCCCGGTTAAATGGTGAAAGTTCAAACATAAAGCTTGAAATCCTATGGTATAAAAACGGCGTGCTACAGCAGACAGATACGCCAGTTAATTTAGGCGGCACACTCATCGGAGGCCGGCAGGATATCGATATCAAAGATGTTTTCTTCACTACAACTGTATCACAGGGTGATGTTGTTTCCGCAAAATACAGGTTATCAGGATCAGCTGCCAAATTAGGTTTTGCAAGCATCACAGCAAACGTTTTGGAATTTAAATTAGCTTACTTCAGGATTCCTTTAGGAGGTGTAATAGATTTTAATAATTATACCGGCCTGCAGAATTATAAATTTTTGGATTTTTTTAAAGGAGTGATTGATGAATTCAACATGAGTTTAAAAGCAGATGCCAAAAATAAAATCCTGTACATTGAACCAACGCACGCCTATCCGGAAGGAGATGATTTTAGCGTGAAACAACCCGGTTATTTTAAAGAGGATTTCATTTCGTGGGATGGCAAAGAAGATCTTAGCCAAACATGGGAGATGGATAATTATTCAGACTTCAATCGGGAACTGACTTTTAAATATAAGGATGACAGCAACGACGGTATTTTGAAACTTATTCAGGACCGCAACCTGGTAACACTTGCTTCAGGGAAATATGTGTTCCCGAAGCGTTTCCAAACCGGCAAGTCATCGATAGAAAATTCTTTTTTTGCAGCAACAATGCATTATGAGGTTGATCAGTGGAAAGGACTTGGAACGGGAAGCAATACCGGCATTTCTCCTCAAATGGTTTGCATGGTACCTGAAAACATTTCAAACACTTCAAAGGATTCAAGCCAAAATACTTTTATTCCCAAATCCTGCTATTACAAAGGAAATATTGAAGGCGTCGGCGCATGGAAATTTAACGGAGTAGTTTATCAAACATTTCCCTACATGTTTTCCGTCAATTATAAACCGGGTGGCCAGAACGATCCAATACTTTCATACTCTGACGAAAAGATTTCCAATGGCACCGGAGGTTATGTGATCGGTAAAGGTTTACTAAAAAGATACTATTGGCAGCGCCTGGCCATTATCCGGAATGGCCAGTGGTATAACTGCTGGTTCAGACTTAAAAATGTTGATGTCGCAAATCAGCTGCACCGGGAATACAAATCTTACAAAGGCCAGCTGTGGGAGTTGATCAACATAACCAACTATCAGCCATTAGCGGAAAAACCTTCGCAGGTTCTTATGAGAAGATGGGCACCAGTCAGCCAGGAAGATTTTAATAACACTTATCCATCAAGCGCGAACGTTTTATCGAATAATTCTACTGATAAACTGGATATTAAGTACGCCCTGTTGAAGTGTTTGCCCAATGACATCCCAGTTTTATAATAAATTAAATGGAAAAACGTTTGGAAAAGTAATTAAATAAATTACTTTTATTTAAAATTTCCCATTTTCCTACATGTCAGAGCCAATTATAAACCGCATTTATGACCTGAAAATCGCAGGTTATGATGATTCGATGGCCAAAGTGGAAGCGCTGACAAACGCTTTCACGAAAATGGATGAGGTTAAGCGGAAATTAAATACGCAGCTTCAGGAAAAAGTCAATGCCGGTGACACGGATGCTGTCACACAACTCACCAAAAAGATTGCCGATCTTGAAAACCAGATGGCAAACCTGAAAACTCAAAGAGATTCGGCTGCCAAGGAAGAGGCATTACTTGCTAAAGCAGAAAAGGACCGTGCAGATGCCTTACTTAAAACTCAAAAAGCAGAGGAATCAGTTGCCAAAACAGAACAAATAAGAATAAACTCGACCATTGCACAGGAAAAGGAATTGGACCGGCAAATCGCTTTGGAAGAAAAGCAGGCTCAACAGCTGGCTAAAGAAAAAATATCCATCGACGCACTCGAAGGAAGTTACAACCGTCTGAAAGAACAGCGCCTGCAACTGGAATCTTTCACTGCTAACAGCAATCCAGGTTCCACCTTCAATTTAAACGGAAGTCTGATCGGATATGATGAGGCGATTGCCAAAATCAAGGAGATCAAGGGACAGGAGCAGCAATACCTGGATCAGCTAAAAATTGAAAAAGAAAGTCAGGCATCGATCATCAAAGGTCTTCAGGAAAAAATTACCCAGATAAAAATTGAGCGGCTGGAACTTGAAAAGGTTGTCAGCACATCACAAGCTGGTGAGTCTGTAACTTTTAAGGGTCAAACGATTAATTATACCGAAGCTATTGCTCAAATCAATGAACTCAAAGCAGCTGAGACACAATTAACGCAAGATCTTTCCTCACAAGGAGTTCAGACAAAAGAGCTTTCAAATAATTATTACGGATTACTGGCAGCTCAGAGAGAAGCGATTAATTTATACCGCAATACTGATTTTAATTCTCCCATCTTCCAGGAAGTAAAATTGCAGGCCCAAGAAGCGACAGACAAGGTACAGGCATTTAACCGGTCACTTTCTCCGGATGGTACCTTGGTTGGTGAATATAAAACAGGTATTATCAATGCCTTTAAAAACCTTGGCCTGACTGATGTTTTAAAAAATCAGCGAGCACAATTGCAGGCTGAGTTTGATCAATTAAAAAATCAAAATGAATCACTGGTTTCTGAATATTGGAAAGCAGGATCAGCCGGCACGACAGCATTCAGGGATGTGGAAGCACAACTCAGAAGAAATGTTGAACAACAGGAACAAATCAGATCTTCTTTAAATAACCTGGATAACTCTTTACGAAATACCGGGTCCGTGGGTGCGCAAATTTCTGAAGGTATCGCAAGCGGCTTCAAAAATGTCAAATCGCAGATCGGCCAGGTACTTGTTGCTTACGTTGGCTTCCAGGCCATTTTTCAGGGAGCGCTTAATCTTTTGCATACGAATACAGAGTTAAGCGACAGTATCGCTCAATTGCAGATTTATATTCATGGTACTACAGAGGAAGCAAATAATTTGGTTGATGTCTTAAAAAAGATACCTACACGAACATCCTTGCCAAATCTTGTGGATATAGCTACAGCAGTTGCGCAAAAAGGAGTTGCAAAAGAAGAGATCGGTGAAGTAACACAGGCGTTTGACCAGCTCTTTACGGCACTGGGCAAAGATGCCGGTGATCCGCACCAGGGAGTGCTTACAATTGCGAAATTGATCAGTATTTTCCACGATGATCATGAAGTAACCGCTCAGAGAGTCAGGGAATTGGGAAATGCAATGTTTACCCTGCAAAGTTCAGGCCCGGTGTCAGGTGAATTTTTGCAATCATATGCTGAAAGAGTCGGCGCAGTAAGAAGTATAACCGGTGCGACTATCCCTCAAATTTTGGGTATGGGAGCCGCTTATCAGCAATTAGGCCAACGCGAAGAAGTTGCCGGCAGCGCCACAAGCATTTTACTCACCAAAATGATTTCAAATGTAGAGAAGTTTGCGTCAGTATCTGGCATCAGCGTGGAAAAACTTCGTGCAGTTATAAAAGCAAATCCGTTTGAAGGACTTTTGGAAGTTGCTGAAAAACTGAAAGAAAAAGGCAATGATGGTGTAGAGGCAATGGTTAAACTGGTTGGTGATTTGGGTGTGAATAATGTGAGAGCAAAGGGCGCATTCTCTGAGTTGATCAATAATGCAGATTTGTTCAGGGCAAAAATGGAACTTGCAGGTAGTGCGCTTAGTTCCACATCAAGCTTGACAACCGCTTTCGAAGAAAAACAAAAAACGTTTGGCGCCACTATTGCCGAAATAGGAAAAGAACTCCAGATCGCTTTCAGTAATGAAAACTTTTTAAAAGTTTTGAATGGCGTATCGCTGGTATTACTAACAATCATCCGGGTGATTACCGCTATTCCTTTTTCAGTGATAGTCGGAGGAATTACGGCCATGTCTGCCGCCTGGTTATTTTATAAAGGAAATCTGACCTTAACCCGTCTGGAACAAATGGCAAACAATGAAGCCACGCTTCTTGGGTATGTTCGTTTAAATATTCTAAAATCAGGTTTATTCGGTGCGGCCGCGGCAGAACAGGCGAGAGCAGCATCCATCCAGAGAACGAATGCAGCGGTGGTTTTAAAAATAGCCTCCATCAATTCAGAAATAGCCGCTGAAAATGGCGCTATTGCTGCCCTGGAAGCAAGGGTGGCAGCTGATGCGGAACAATCAGTTGTTTTAGAAGGAGAAATTACTGCAAGACGTGCTCATGTACTGGCATTAGAAAGTGAGGTTGCTGCTCTCGACAGTGCAACGCTTGCCACCGATGGTTTAAATGTTGCGACAAAAGCTTCTCCGCTTGGAATAATTCTCGGTATAATTGCTTTGGTTGTACCGGCAATTAGTGCCTTTGGAAAATCCACCAACAATGCAACTAAAGAAATTTCAGAACAAAATAAACAGCTTCGCCTGAATGAGCAAATTCAGGGAGAGGTTGCAAAAAGTGTGTCTGATAGTACAGCATCACAAATTTCCCATGTTACCCAGTTAATAGCCGTTTTACAAGATCACACGAGTAAAACTTACCTCTTAAAAAAAGCATACGATGCATTGATCAGTATTGCCCCAGAATTTGCAGGTGTATATGATGGTGAAAAAGTAAACCTGGAAAAACTCAATGAACTGTATCCGATCTACATTGCCAATCTGAAAGCTGTTTCAGAGGCAAAGGCACTCGCATCCATCCGGGATAAATATGCTCAGGAACAGGCTGATGCTGAAGTCGCTGCATTCCAAGCGAAGCTAAAAGCAGATCAGGAGCAAAAAGAGAATGCTGAGATAGAAAAAAATAATAAAAAACTGGTGGCTACTCCGGCCTTCGGAAGCCCAGGAATCGGAGCATCAACCGCTGCCCTTCCTCTTGGTAAAACTTCAGATGTAGCACAGAAAAATTTTGAACAAAAACAAGCAGAGGTAAAAAAAGCAGCTGAACAAACCGCAGCCCTCGATGCTTATCTGGCCGGCGATTTGAAGAGCAGGCAAAAAAGAATAGCAGATCTTACTGCTGAGCTATCAAAACTGAAGAAAGGCACTGATGAATACAATAAAATATACACTGAGCTTGAAACACAGAAAAAAAGTTTGGAAGTTGTTTCCGGAATTCCCGATGCCGCTCCGCAGGCACCTGGAATCGGCGAAAGAACTATTGCTGAAATAAAAGCAGACTTAAAAAAAGCGAACTCAGATTTTGAACATGCCATAAACGGTTCACCTGAGAAGGAGGAATTGAAAAAGAAGATAGCAGCATTGAAGCAGGAGTTAATAGATGCCGGTGGAGCGAAGCCGGCTCCCTACAAAGGCGCTCGTCTTTCCGGAGTTCAAAAAGATTTGTTTAAGGATATTGATGCGCAGACCGATCAGGAGATCACTGAAGAAAAATTAAAATTCAAGCAACTGCAGGAAGATGAAGAGACTTATTTGACAAATGTGCTCAAGATCAATACCGATGCCGCTAATAAGAAAATTGCTGCACTCGATGGTAGTAATGCTGAGGAAAGAAAACAAATAGCGCAACAAAAACTCTTCATCATTGAGCAGGAAGAAGAAACGAATAAAAAGTTATTCGACCTGCAGAAAAAACAATTAGATGCAAATTTCGCCAGCATTATAAATCAGGCTAAACTCGCGTTAGAAAAAACGAATGAAGATCCTACAAAAACGGATCAGGAGAAAAGGAAGGCAAAGGCCGATTTCCTGGCCGCCGAATATCTTCTTGAAGCAACATATGATTACCAGGTTGATCAGCTCGAAACAAAATACAATCAGCGGTCAGTTGAGAATGCACAAAAAAGAAAAGATGCATTGCTACAGATTTCTCATGATATCAGTAAGACAGACCTTGAAATCACGGTTGGCACTTTGCAGGCTATTGATGATTCCACAGGAAAAGCTGTAGCTGAAATAAAGTTGAAGTATGATAAGCTGATTCAGGATATTTTGAAAAGCAATCAAAGTCTTCAGAATAAGACGTCAGCAATAAAAATTCTTACTACCACTGAAGACGTGGAAACCGGCGGGGTGCAATTGAAAGGAGATGTAGCAAAAGTTTTGGTAGCAAAGCAACTTTTGGATTTTGGACTGATTACAAAAAAACAATTTGAGGAAATATATGCCGCTGCAAATGAAGGCCAGAAAAAACTGAATAATGCTATCCAGGAAGGGAAAACCAGCATTACCTCTATGAGCGCCGTTTTGGAGAAATCCCTTGGGAAATTATTTGGCTTTGGAAAAGAGAGTGGCCAGGCGCAACTTTTGGCTCAGACCATTACCGATGGGTTCGGAACTGCGAAAAATGCAATGGATTCTTATTTTGAGGCGGAACAGAATAATATCGAGCATAGCAATCAAATCACACAGCAAAGGTTAGATATTGAATTGCAACAGGCGAAATCCAAAGCACAAAGCCAGGCTGAGCAGGATTCACTCGATCGGCAATTCCAGGCCAAAAAGGAGGCAGCGGATAAGGCAGCATTTGAGAAAAATAAAAAGCTTCAGATCGAACAGGCAAAAATTAACCTGGCAATTCAATTATCAAATTTGGCCGTGATTGCTTTTGCTCCAAACCCGTTGAACATTGCTACTTTGGGAGTCGCGGGCACAATCATGTACGCAATTCAGGCGGCGCTTGCCTTCGCCAATTATGCCCTCAATGTAAGTAAGATCAATTCGGCTCAATTTGCGGCAGCTGGTGGTGGTAAAGTTCCAAAACTTCCAAACGGAAAAGTTACAAATCCATCAAATATTCCTACACAGCCAAACGGCGACAACGTTTTGGCAACGGTAAAAACCGGTGAAGTGCTTCTGAATGAAGAGCAACAGCGGAAAGCTGGTGGTGACGAATTCTTTAGAAGGCTTGGTGTACCTGGATTTGCAGATGGCGGAAGGATTCAGGCTTTTGCGTCCGGAGGTTATGCCGGCATAGGAAGTGAAGAGTTGGGAGGATCATTAAAGGCTCCTATTAATCCACGATCTTTTTTGTCAGGCAATACATCAAATCTTTTTGAAGAAAACAGCCGTCAGATATCTGCATTAGCAGGACTGATTGAAGAAACAGGCCGGCAAGTTCATCAAAGAATTGACAAATTACAGGTTGTACTGGACCCGGCAAAGGTTGACCGGGCAAACAACAAAACTAAAAAAGCTACTGCAATAGGAAAATTATGAACCTTCGACTTTCATATCAAACGCAGGACCCTGAAATTATTCGGGAAAACTTTAGGAAAATAAAAGAAGCTCTGGATGTTCCCGCAGGAACTGCCGGCGCCGTGAAATTTAAGGGTACCTGGAACGCTAATACGAATATCATTACCAGTTCGGATGTTACATTGAATGGTAATCCTATCCCGGCAGCCGGCACCGGAAATGAGGGATATTATTTTGTAGTTGATACTGATGGAACTACAGACATTGCAGGAATTGCAGATTGGAAAGCAACTGACTGGATTGTTTCGACCGGAGCAACTTGGATAAAAGTCAATAATGCGGGTGGTGGTGGTGCGGCTATAGACGACACTACAACTTCTTTAACAACTGTTTATTCATCACAAAAAACACAGGATGAAATAGATGTTCTTCAGGGAGAAATTGATGCTGTTAACCCAATAGGAAACAAACTTTTTAACTATTATAATTTTATTTAATCATGGAAGAAGTAGATTACACAGACCTTATTAATGAAAACATTAAACAGGCCGTCTTAAACAATTACATGGCGACGGATGCCTATACTACAGCGTTCAATGCGGTATTACCTTCGCTGGGTTTAACAATAGAGAATTTCAACAAGTACTTGAATGAAGCTGTAGGACAAGGCATAGCCCCCGAAACTGCTATGAACTGTTATATGTTAACCCTTACAATGAAATCATAAAATGTCAGCGAATACAGTACCTATATTTTTGATCAAACCGCGTTTAGAGTCTTGTAGAATCTCCGCTGCTAACGTGAACAGAGACGGCTCCGGGACGCTGGTACCTTTATGGACTGCTGGAGCAAACGGAAGCCGTATTGATTACGTCATCTTTACTAACGCTTCGCCAGGTATTGGGTCGGCAGTTGCTAAAGTTTGGAGGATCTTTATATCAGATACATCCGGACTTAATCCAAGGCTGATAAATGAACAAAGCATTGCCGCAGCAACTTCATCTGCCACAGTACAAGGACAAACATCAACTGTAACCATGACCAATGGTAGATTCCTTCAGCCAGGGCAAATATTGTATGTAACTCAGTCTGTTTACTCTACCACAGCAGACCAGACCGATGTTTTTGCGCAGGGAGGCGATTACTAATGTACGGCTTTCCAACACAGCTATATCCAGTTCCACAAGGATTGTTCAGGGATCAAAGCGCTGGCTTTGGTGCGAGCATTAACAACAATATTTTTTATTCAATTAGAGATGGAAACTGGAGTGATCCAATGATGTGGGAAGTCGTAGGCGATAAAATTCTTGGAAGAACGCCAACGCAATATGATGATGTCTATGTAAGACATACAGTTAATCTGGATTCAGCAGAGCAAGCAACTCATAACTGTAATAATCTTTTTGTTTCAGGAACTCTAATCTTTACTTTTTATCAGACGACGTTAAATGTTTACGGTGATATAAAATGTACAGGATTGATTGATTTTAGCTTTGGAGGTTATTCCATCTGTGCGTTAAACTTTTATGGACGTTTAATAAACTCTAACTTGGATGACAATCATTTCTTGGCTGGTAATAATTGGGTAAGATACCAATATGTGGGCGAATGGATGGAAATTTTGCCTGTGACTTATTATAAGTTATCCTGTTCAGGATTTCAATATATTACCAAAGATCTTATAGTACTTAACAACTTTATGTTTGGCCAATTCGACATGAGAAATAATTATTCATTCTTTGGTAATATACAAATAGACAATGCCAGGCACTTGTATAAATACAATGGAGGAACTATAATTATTGCCGGTATTACTTCAACTTCAGGAGGATCAATTTTTACATTTGACGGAAACCCGGATATAGAGTTTAGAGGCAGTGAAGTCATGTTGTTAGGGACAAATTCAAACTTTGGTACAGGTGTTATTAAATTTAATACCAACAACCAAACTATGAGTCAGATGAGTCCTATATTCAACACCAATTTAATCATAGAAGATATTGTATTCACAATTGGCAACGGATCTATCCAATTGGGTTCAGGAGCTAATTTCAACGGCATATCTGGTGCAAGTCAACTCGTGATAGCAAGCGGAGGGACATTGATTTTCAACTGGGATGCGCCTTATCCCATGAGTACGGGTGTTTTTAATCACATGGCTAATGCTGGAAGTGCTATAGGTTATGGCATGACTACCAACTACACAATACCTTTGACAACTTTTCAAGGTCTTCAGCTTATAAACGGAGCTACTAAATCATTACAATCCGGCTCAGTAGTAAATGGAAATCTTGTAGCTACCATAACAGGTGTTGCTATATTAGGGAATGTTACTTTAATAGGACTTGTAAATATCAATGGCGCTAATTTTACATTAAACGGATATACAGCAGAGCTTAGAGGCGGATTTACGAGTGGTTCAAGACCTCCCACTACTATATCTGCTGGCACTATACTATTTACAACCAACAGCCAAAATATATACAGCAATGTGATAAACGCAAACATATTAATATCCGGAGCAATCACAATAACTACTGTATATGGAGGTGAAAACATATCAATAACCTTAAAAGGCACGTTAAATGGAGATAATTCCTCAAGCAAACTTGTCAATACTCCAGGAGGTACATTTAACTACCAAAATGCTCAACAGCCAATGCTTACAGGGATTTTGGATTGCAGTACTAACGCAAACATTTTCAAATACAATATGGCAGGAAATCAAGATGTGACAGGAACAACTTATAGAACTCTTGAATTTGGAGGCTCAGGCGTTAAGAAATTAATGGGAAACGTGGTAGTAAATGTTTCAGCAGGCGGTTCATGGAGCATCACAGGAACGGCAACTATTGATTATAATGGATTTACGATAACAACGATTTAAAAATGGCACTATCAGACATCATAGCTACAATCATTTCCAGATCAAAGGTGATCGAGATCTGCGATTCACTTCATGACGTGCAAAATTCAACAACAGAAGAGGAAGTAATTGAGGCCGGCTTGCCTCTGCTTGTATATTCCTACCAGGCAGGAATTATTGATGATAGTTTAATTGCCGATTTTACAGAATCAACATTAAACTCATACAACATTTTTACAACCGGTACTTTCACGATCACCAACCCGGATAGTGAAGTTTACATCTTGAAAAATGCAATTGTAAGTCTTACTATTTCCGGTACCTGGAATGGCAAAATAAATGTGATGGGAGCGGCCACGCTGAATTTAACTATCGGAGACACTTGTTTTGCAACTGTAAAAGTTTATGATAATGGAATTGCCAACGTGACAATTAATGATGATGCAATGGTAACGCTTGCTTGCAAGGAAAACAGCAACGTCACAGCGATCGTTAACACGAACGGAATTTTTCATCTGACTGCTTACAACTTCAGCGTTTGCGGCGTGACTACCAACAACAACAGCTATGCGAAAGCCACGCTTTTTCATAACAGTTCTATAACACCAGCAAACTATGACACTTCGACACTCCTTATAAATCTTTATCAAAATGCACAAAGCATTTTATCATAATGGAAAACCAAAGGAGAAATACCGAACTTGACCGCCAGCTTCAGGAATTAGCATCTGAAGATTGGGAGAAATTTGTAAAGCTGATGGGAGAAAAAAACATCATGGCTGCTAAAATTTGCATTCTCCGTGCAAAAGGAAAATCCTACAACCAAATTGCGCTTCGCGTCGGCACCACCCAAAAAGTTGTCAGAAACCGAAGCCATAAATGTGAATGCACTGTAACGCCCGCCCAGCAATCACTTTAATCAATTTCTGTAAAGAGAACACAATCTTTTTTATTTAAAAGGAGTGCCCGAAGCGGGCAATGTTACTCGTGAAATAGTAAAAAAGTAATTGAATAAATTACATTTTTACACTCATGAAGGCAACGCCGCTAATTGTTTTTAATTATTCAATAAAAAATCAGGCTGGTAGTAAGGCTGAAATTTTCATCGACGGCGATATCGTCGATGCTCCTACACAGGAGATATTGAAGGATTGGTTCGGCGACGATACTTCAGTTTCCTACAAATCATTCCGGGACCTGGTTAACGCTTCAGACGCACAAATTTTTGATGTTTATATCAACAGCGGCGGCGGACAGATGATTGAAGCCATGGCCATTCATGATTTGCTGGTGGAGATGCAGGAGAAGAAAGGCAAAACTGTAAATACCATAGGCCGCGGTATTGTGGCCAGTGCTGCTACTTACATTTTGATGGCAGGTAAAAAACCGGCAATGTCTTCCAACAGCTGGCTAATGATTCATAACGTTTCCGGTGGTATTTATGGTAGCGTAAATGAAGTTGAAAACTATGCAGCAACGATGCGCCGGTTCAACGATTCAGCCACAGGATTTTACCAAAAAGTTACCGGGTTAAGCAAAACGGTAATTGCCAACATGATGGATGCCGAAACATGGATGACTGCTGAAGAAGCAAAAACAAAAGGCTTTATCAAAGAAACTACCGGTGAAGCTTCATTCTCACAAATAATTAAACCTGAGCAATGGCCATTCAGCAATTCGGCTGTGCTCAACTCATATAATTCATTCACAAAAAAAAATGATCCTGTTATGGACACAACAAAAATTACAGAAGCGATAAATAACGGCTTCAATTCTCTTTTAGAAAAGCTGGGTATTAGCAACAAAAAAGATGAAGCTGAAACCAAAAAAGCTTTCGAAGATTTTAGCAACAGCATTACCAATGCCATCGCTGCAAATACAGGCTCTTCCCTGGATGAAGAAGCAGTGAAAAAAATTGTCAACACTGCTTTGACCGATGCGTTGAAAACAATTCCCCAAAATTTTACTCAAGCGATAGCTGATTCACAAAAAGATTTTGTGAAGAAAGAGGACATAAAGGACCTGGTAAAAAAAGACGACGTAAAGGATGTGTTGAACAAAACTGACTTCAACGCTGAAATGAAAACCTTGAGAGAAGATCTGGTGCAAAAAATTTCAGGAGGTAAAACCGAAAACAACGCTGGTAATAAAAATAAATCAGGCGTAAACAGTAAATGGGCGTACGAAAATCTTTGGACAGAACCAGCTGCAAATTAAACTGAAAACGGAAACATTCACGGAATCAAAAATCAAATTTCAAACTCTTTTTTAAAAATAAAAATTCTCGATCATGGAAGCCATTTCCAACAAAGACATACTGAATTACGACCAGCGGAAAAATTTATTAAGCGCTGCGTTCACTTTCGCTTTCACCGGTGGTAGCGGATATACGTCAGCCCCGGCAGTTTCTTTCAGCGGAGGTGGTGGTACAGGAGCCGCTGCGACTGCAATTGTTACCAATGGCCGCGTGACGGGCTTAACGATCACAAATGGTGGTACGGGATATACCACAGCGCCTACAATCGCTTTCAGCGGTGGTGGCGGTACGGGAGCCGCTGCAACAGCAGTTCTTACTGCTCAAGTAGTTACTTCTGCAACGATCACAAGCGGTGGATCAGGACAAAAGATTGTCGTGACTGACAATACAAATTACGGTACTGATTCCAGACTCGGTGTGAATGTGACTGCTGCCGATTCCAACGGAGTGGTTAAAGAATATCACATGGACGAAGCTCATAACAGTGTAACAATTGATCTGCTTGCTGATGGTTTGAATTCAGTTGATGGAATCGACCTGGCAGTAACTGTTACAAGTGCCGCCAGGATGACGAAGGACGGATCTGTCTTTGGCGTTGGAGATGCAAAAACAGATGGTTCATTCCTGATGGATAAATAAAATTTTTTAACGGTAAATATTTAAAAACCAAAAAACAACTTCTTTTTAAAATTCAATACGATGATCACTTTAACACCCTTCAGAGTAAACCCGAAATCAATGCATGAGCTGATAATCATGCCTGAATTTGCCGACGTTTTAGACGAAAACGGCGATGTAACACAACCGTCCGACGAAGAAGGTGACTGGATGGTGATGGATAACGTAGTGACCAGCCGCCCGATCATTGACCTGTTCGGCAGCCAGAATATTTTGAAACGCAGGGACCAAACCTGTAAGTTGATTTATTCTACTGTTGGCCGTTTGGGAGCCCGCGAAATTCACACTACAAAAGTTTATGCTGCTGTAGAAGATTGTACAGAAGAATTTTACCAGGGTGCGTTCGCAGATTACGAAAGTGAAAACTTCGATCAATTTGCCAGCCAGGTGATGCCCTTAATGTCAAAAGCTGTTGCCACCGATTTATATACGAACAGATATTTTGGAGATACTTCACGTATATCCGATCCGGCTGGCGTATGGAGCTGGAACCGGTTCGATGGCGTATTCACACAAATTTCAAAATACATCACTGCTGGCGTAATTCCATCCTCACAAACTTTTGCAATTGCCGGTGGAGCAATCACCCCCGCAGCTGCAAACACAGCTTTGGATAATGCGTACAATGCTCAGGGTGATATTATGGAGAATATGAACGATGAGGATAAATGTTTTTATGTTGATAAAAAGCTGGCTGAAGCTTACCACGATTATTTGGTACAATCCGGTGTTACCGTTCTGTCAGAGAGGATGAGTGGAAAACCGATCTTATACAAAAAAGGAATCCTGGTCAAAGTGAAGAAATGGAATCCAACTCTAAAATCGCTTAACAGTGGCACTGAAGCACATGCGATCATTTTGACGCTCAAAGGAAACTTTGTTTACGGTGCAGATACTACTTATGGTGGAGGTCCAAAACATAATGAAGCAATCCGCATCTGGTATTCAATGGATGATGATGTTTGGCGTCGTCAAATTCACTTGAAATCAGGTACCGAAATCGCTGCTCCGCAATTTATCGTGCTCGGTCTGACATCCTTTTAATCAAATCAAAATTCCAGTTTAAAAATATTTTTTAAAAACTTATAAATTTTTCGACATGCTCGGCTGTAAAGTAAAAGGTTATAAAAGAAGTTGCTCTCCCACTGTTGGAGGTGCTTCAAGATTATTCGTTTCAGATGCAAACGATTTCGATTTCACTTCCGGTGCACTGGATGCAAACGGAGATCCAACCGGATACGCTGCAATAGAACTTCGTGCAGGTGCCAGCACTGGTGGTTCCGGAGCTACAGCAACATCGACTTTAACGAGCGCTGCAGTCAGCGGCGTGACGATAACAGCTGGTGGTACCGGCTATACAACCGCCCCTACTGTAGTGTTTACCGGTGGTGGTGGTACAGGAGCGGCAGGAACTGCGACTGTATCCGGCGGAGCTGTGACCGGAGTAACGATAACCTCTGGTGGTACCGGCTATACAACCGCTCCAACTGTTTCTTTCGTGTCAACCGGAAGCGCCAATCTTTTTGAAATCGAAAGCCTTGAAGATACCATTAACGTGGTCATGAGCCAGGCAAATGCAGACGGATCAAGCTCAGCCTGGGATTATGCAATCATCTGTAACATGGCTCAGTTCAGCCAGAACATGACAAACTTCAACACGAAGATTGATGCGGCCGCCGCATGTTGCCAGTTGCTTTTTGTATGGCAGCAAAATGATGGTAAGATCTTCACTGCAGGTGAAAAATATGTTGATAGCCTTTTGATTCCAAAATTCAAGTTGCGTCAGGATGGAAGTAAGATTGATATCGGAAAGAAATTCACCGATTTCAATGGTCAAAACCTTTCTATTAAAGGTTCTTACAGCCGCCCGGCATTTGAATTCACCGGAGGAATGGAATCCCTGGACTCATTTATTGCTTAAATTTTTTTTTCGATCACTTTTCTTATAAATCTTTTTAAAATGGCAGGAATTAAAGTAAAACCACAGTTCGCAAATAAAGTAATCGGGTTCAATCATAGCAGCTTGCCTCTCGGCCAGCGCGATGATTTGCATTTGTTGTATGAAAACGCAAAACGCAAAGGTCATAAAGCACATTTGAACATGTTTGAAGTGGACGAAGATGCCATCAGCGCTGAAAAATCATCAACTTTTTTGAAGAAACAGGACGATAAAAAATCTTAATTGATTTCATCAGGAACTTTTTATGAGTGACCGTTTATGCATAATGAAAAAGCTTTTAAGTCTAAGAGGCGTCTTACTATTGCTAATAGTATAAAATTAAACCCCTCCAATCCGTTACCGATAACGTATAATGGCAATTCATTCTTAACGGTTTTTGGGAAAAAATATATCCCAATTTTAAACCGGCGGAATAATCTCCCTACCCTGCTTCTCGAAGCCCGGTTAACTTCTCCAACTCAATCTGCATGCATTTCAAGTATCGCAAGCTCAGTGGTAGGTAACGGCCTTTCTGTCCTGGACAAAAACAATAATTCCATAGCACTTAAAAATGTTGATCCGGATTTTGTCGATTGGATGAAATCGGTCAATAACGATCTTGAAAGCTTCGATGAAGTTTTGTTGAATATCATGGATGGGGAGCGTGAACAAGGCAACCAGTTCATCAGATTGATCAAAGGCAATTTGGGGAAAACCAAGTTTTTGAAAATAAAACTGGAACCGATGCAATTTTGCCGGTTTGCGGAATTGGAAGAGGGCCAAACCGAACCGACATCTGTTCTTATTTCCAGAGGATTTGTAAAAGGCGCCGGTACTAAAGGTGCTGGAGCTCTTAATATGGATGACGTTGAAGAGATTCCGCTTTACAGCCCTAACTCACTTGATCAAAACAAGGCCTGGAAAAAAGACAGCAACAACAACTATCATTCAATGCTTCATTTTAAAAACCAGGTACAGGGCGTTGAATTCTATGGTTTGCCGGCATCTGTTTCCGGATTGCGTTACCAGGTGCTGGAAGGAAAGACTGCTCAATCTAATATAGACAATTTGGAAAACAACATGGTGATGGGAGGAATGTTGGTTCTGAAGAGTGCCATGACGGAAGACGAGGCTAAAGAACAGGCAGACCGCATATTGGAATCTCATGTGGGCGATGGTAAGCGCGGAAGAATTGCAGTCGTGAGCAGTGAGTCAGGAATCGATGATGTGAAGTTTGAGAAATATGAAACGAAATCTGAAGGCAGTTACATCGAGCTGGATGATAGGATCGTTCAAAAAATTATCGCGAGCAACAACTGGCACAAAGCGCTTTTAGGAATGCAGGAAGGAAACAGCGGCACTAGAAGTGGAAACGGAAGTGGTTACATCCGTTCGATCTGGGATACAAAAGAAGCATCACTGCTAAATCCACTCAGAAGAAAGCTAACTGATAAAGTTGTGATGCAGATCATAAAAATATATGCCGATCATTTCGGGAAAAAAGATCTCTTGAATTATAATTTTTGGTTCAAAACTGCAATGCCTTTCTCATTCCTGGGTGATGTTAAACCCGAACAGTTTATGAAGGTAAACGAAGCCAGAGACCTGGCCGGTCTTGATAAAGATCCTGAGAAAGAAAATGTGTACCTGGCAGAAATGGCCGCTAAAACTAATTCAAATAACGCAGATATAAATCCAAACGAAAACGAAAATGTTCCGAATCAATCAGCTTCCGCGTAATGTTTTAATTACTCCTGATGAAGTAATTGCTCAGGCGAATGTGGCTCAAAACCCGGGCGAAGACGTGATCCTGAAATCTATTCAGACAGCGGAAGAACGGTTTATAAAGCCAGCTATTTGCCGGGACCTTTATGACTCGTTCCGGAACCAAAAAAATGAGGAAATAACTGATGTGAACAAAGCTCTTTTGGAAGGAGAGGAATATTTTAATACGCCGCTGGAGATTGGTGAGATAGCAAATGCGATAGAGTTTGTGGAAGATGAATGGCTGGTAAAGCTTTGGAAAGAACACTTATGGAAACTTACAGCGGAGGCAGTTATTTATATAGCGACGATTCCAAACTGGAGCCGGTTCTCAGCTGCCGGAGAGATGATTAATAATCCGAAAACAATAACTGAAGGATCAGGATCGGCAAGCGCTGACCTGGCAGAATTGAAATTCAAACTAACGAAGCAACAACAGGATATTATTGATCCACTAATTGCAAGCATGAAAGAGTTTCTGATTTTAAATCAAGGGCATTATCCGCTGTTCAATTGCCACCGGGAGTTATACGATTCGGATGACAGCAAGGGCATTAGTGTTTCGAGAAAAACAGCATGGGTGCATGTATATGAAAGAAGGAGAAGAGGAAATCATGACTGCGATTGCGATTATGATCATTATTAAAAAAAACCATGGACAGACCAAGACTTTTTCAAGATGAAGACATAGTAAAATTATCGCAGGCATGCGGAGTATCACATGATCTTGCCGAAATCATGCGGGAAAATTTCAAGGCCTCCGAACAGGATAAAAGACTAGCCGGCCACCTGGATTTTATAACAAAAACACTGGAACAAATTATTAATAAACACGAAAACACAGCGCAATAAATTGACAACTAATCAACCCGAAATGAAAAATGCTAAGATCACAATTACAAAGTACCCTGAAGGATATAAAAAATCCGGAACGGCGCCTGTTTTATTTGGTGTCAATTATTGCGATATCGGTTCTTTTTTCAATCCTCATTAACGTGCTTTCTACAAGTTCAAACAACTACAAAGGTAAAAATGAGCAATTGCAAAATGAACTAAATGAAACCGTGACAAGAGATAATAAAATAATTGACAGCCTGAAAGACAAAATTTTTAATGACAAACTAAATTATTATATCGAAAAAGATAATTATTCGAAACAGCTCGATTCTTTAATAAACAAACTACAAAAAATAAAATGAAAAAAGCCCTAACTTTTTTACTGATTTTTTGCCCAATATTCTATCCGCCACAGAACGGGCATTCACAGGATTCAACTGCCGTTACAAAAGCAGATGCCCGGGTTCTGAATCTTAAAGACTCTGTAATAAGCGCAAAAATTGACAGCCAGTTAATAACAGCAAAACAGGAGGTAAAACGAATTGAAAATAAAAAAACCGAAAGGATTGTCCTGTTCAGAACGAGGATAAAAAATCATGTAAGAACGGACAGTTTTTATGTTTATCTCGACACTTGTTTTGGTAACAACGTCATTACTACTATCCCGGATACGGTCTGGATGGAAAGGAATAAGCCGAGGTTAAAAGAATTTTTCAAAAATCTTTTTCATAAAAAGAAAAACCGGGAAATACATAATCAAAAAGATGAAAAAAAAGCTTGGCCTGTGAAAAACAGATTGTTAGGGATATCCTGTCCGACCCCTTTCAATCAACACGCTATGGCACACCTGGTATTTTCATGCCGGGTGGTTTTCTTGGTCACTAAAACTTTTACATAAATAAAAAAAACAATCATGCAAAAAACAAAAAAATGGTCCCAGTCCAAAACAATCTGGGGAATTGTCATCACGGCAATCGCTTTTTTCGCGCAATCCTATTTGCAGGCGGATATTACAGTCCCGGCAAATCCTGACTTCACACAACTTCAGAACATTGCAGCACAGGTCAAAGCTGCTCATTCTGATATTTCCGGGATGATTACAGCCGCAATCGCTGGCATAGGCGTTATTATGGGAATCATTGGCCGGGTGAAATCTGATACGAAGATAGCGGCGCCAAAGCTGCTTGCAAAACTTCGCAGACCGAAGACAGCAATGTTGATCGGCTTCATGTTTATTGCTTCCATCGCGGGAGCACAAATCCAGGTAAAGACAAACATTTTTCATCCTGTTCCAAAACCAGATAAGCTGAATACAAGCTTTTTTAACCCTGTTACGAGGCCAGACATTTCTGCAAAAACACTCTCAATTGGTGGCTCTACTTTGGTTACATGGAGGATGACACCAATGGCCGGTTACAATATCAATACGAAGGCAGTGATGGCTGGAATTGGTTATGGCCCGCAATGGATGAAGTATGTTGACTCTCTTCAGAAGTGGAAAACAACATTCTCATTGCAGATAGTAGGATGGGTACAAGGTTCAACAGACCCGTCTCTAAACCCGCCCAATTTTACAAGTTTCGGTGTCAGCGCCGGACTTAAAAATCAGTTGTTCATTGTTGGAGCTGCCTGGACGCCACCTACTAATTTAACCAAGGGAACCGTGGGATTTGTTGTACAAATCGGTTTCGCCGAAAATAATTAATCACATGGCAAAGAATTTATTTAATTACAAATTAGGCAAGCTGCCTGCAAGGTTCGATCCCAGGACCTTGCAGTTTGCTAAATACTATGTTGCGCCATCCTATCCACCTTCCAGGAAATGGAGTTCACCACTGAGCAAATTAGGCATGATGGCCAATGATCAGATTGGAGACTGCACGATGGCAACTTCCGGGCATCATGTTCAGGTATGGAGCGCAAATAATGGCAACCAAATTATTATTCCTGATTCATCAATCATTAAAGCTTACTCTGATGTCAGTGGTTATGATCCTGATAGCGGACTGAATGACAACGGATGCGTTGAATTGGATGTGCTCAATTATCTGAGAAAAACAGGTATTGACGGCCGCAAGATTTTCGCTTTCACACAAGTTGATTTACACAGGATCGATTTGATCAAAGCTGCAATTGATCGCTTTGGCGGCATAAGACTTTGCGCACGTTTGCCTCTTTCTGCACAAGGACAAAAGAAATGGTTGGATCCCAAAGGAAATTTTTCCGGCAGAAACAAACGTGGAAGTTGGGGCGGGCACAGCTTCCTTGGTGTTGACTATGATGAAACCTATGTGTATGTGATCACCTGGGGAATGATCTTGCCTGTGGAATGGGGATGGCTTACAAGTTACGGAGATGAATTCTATGCAGTATTGAGCATGGATTGGATTAAAAACAACGTGGCTCCGAATGATTTCAATTTAGATCAACTCGAAAAAGACCTGGCAAGCATATGAGCGACTACACACCCGAAACATACAAGGGAGTTTCCCGAAACGATTGTCCCGACTGGGAAGGCTGGAAAGAAATTGACCGGCACAAAACGATGTATGGCTTTCCGGATAATTTAAAATTCTCAAATGTTTTGCAAGATGCATGGAATAAGTTGGAAAATCAGAAGCAAAACAATGATAGCTCTTTCTCCGTGCGCACCGAAGGAGATTAATATGCCGGTGTATTTTTTAACTGTATTGGATTGCAGTTAGTTATTAGACTTATAAGGAAACGGATGTGCATTTTTATGCTGCATACTTTTATTTAACCTGGAAGGCATCAAAACGCTACAATTGATATGACACTGCAGGAACAAAAACAACTGGCTTTAAAGAAAATTACCGATTCTCAAATAGTTGATCTGGCTGTAAAGAATTATATCGATCCCAATTATTTAAAAGGTTTTGATGAAGTCGAAGGGTCCGGAATCGGTTTTTCGGATTATACCGGAAGAATGTTGATTCAGTTTGAACCATCCTGGATGAAAAGATTTTTACTTCAGGATAAAGAGCCGGTTACCGGTACCTGGTTAAATAATGGCATAGGAAATCAGACTGTCGAATATAAAGCTTTTGAAGCGGCCTGCCAATCAGACAAAGAAGCGGCCATGAAAAGCTGTTCAATCGGTATGATGCAGGTTATGGGTTTTCACTTTAAAGATTTAGGATTTTCAAGTGTGCAAAATATGTGGAGTTACGCTGATCAGAGTGAAATCAATCAATTAAACCTGGGTGTAGAATTCATAAAATCAAATCCTGTTTTATACAAGGCTGTAAAAGAAAAGAATTCGTCGGTTGTTGCATATTATTATAATGGCGCCGGATATCTCGCGCTTGCAAAAAAATTGCACGAATTGCCGTATGATAAAAGGCTGGATAATGCTTACAATAAATTTTCATCTGCATCAACAATTCATAAAACCACTACCACGGTCAATATACGCAGAGGCGCCGGGGTCTCCTTTGATCTTGCCGGTGATCCTTTGAGAGTGAATACTGTCGTTTCCATCTTAGGATATCACAATGACTGGACACATGTTGCCGTTGTGGCCACTGGCATCACTGGGTGGGTTTATTCTAAATACATTAATTAAAATATGATGACTCAGAATCAAAAAAAGTTTTGGTTGATTCAGCTGGTGTTTCTGATCCTTTGCCTTGGGCTTTTGATTATTGGAATGAATTCGTGCCGCACAAACAGGGGGTATGAAACGAATACACATTATTACATTGGTTATGGAACTTATAAAGCTCCTCACAAAAAAGGTCTTGACAGATAAAAAATATACAATCATGAAAAAAATATTTTTAGCACTGATTTTAGTTTCACTCTTCAGCTGCAACGCATCCAGGGTAACAAAATCAAAAGAGAAAATTTATAAAAAGGAAAACGCAACCGTCGAAAGGTATTTTAAGGAATACGAGGAAGGTAAAATAACCCTTCGTGATTTACAAACACTTGTGATAGGATCACTGGATTATGTAGAATATTCCGTTGCTCCGCTGAAGGGCAAACACTTAGTAAAATGACATACATTATCCTATCATTTGTTTTGCCTTTGATTATTGCTATCGTAGCATTTTCACTTTCTTATCCATTGGTCGGCTGTTTATCTGTTGGCTATCTTTTAGGGTTTTTAAGTGTTTATTGCTTCTTATTAAAACAGCAAAAAAGGTAAACGAAGATCCTGCCGGTAACTTTTTCTATTTAAGTAAAAAATAATTTACTAAATATTTGGTAGATTAAAGAGATTTCATACTTTTACAACAGCAATAAAATTTAATCTCATGGAATCTAATAACCAGGCAACATCTACAATTGCCAAACTAAAGGAAGTTTTCGAACTCGACAGTTTTCAATTCTCTTTCAATTGTTCAATGCACTTGGCCGGTAATAACAAAAGGGAATTACGGCGGGAAATAATTTTTCAATTAACCGGTGAGCAAAGGCCATTAAGCAGGTGCAGCTTATTTGCCACTGAGGATATTTTAAAAATCTCTTTTCAACAATACTCTCTTTTTTAATCGAACCGTTAAGGAATTTATTTAACAATCTAAAATTTATTAAAATGAGTTACGCAATTAAAACAAGAAGCGACATTAAGACAGATAAGGGCAATTATTTTGAGGTAATGTTTACTGAAAAAATATTCTCTACCGAAAATGAAGCAAAAGATTTTATTGAAAAAATGAAATTAGAAGATGTTTCATTGGCTGATTCCGAGGAAGAAAGAGAAAGAATTTCTACCCATTACGATTTTTGTATTATCGTCCCAGTCGAAGAAAAAAATAACGGTCACGAACTTGGCTATGAGATCAAATTAAATAATGCCATTACAGAATGGATTCAAAAATAATCTTTAATCGCACCGATGAACGGCATTCACTCTTTTTATGCGTTGAACACTACATTTAGATCCGGGAGGGACCAGGGGAATTATTTTCTTGGCTGCCTCGTTGGTGATCATGCAAACGACGAAATCTTTGCGGGTAAACTGAAAAAGATCGAATCGAAGCTTGCATCGATTTACGGCTATGGAAATTTTTCTGTCTCTTGGTCTTCTGGAATAATAAAGCCGATTATTACTTTAACTCCTGAGCAGAAGTTTCGCAGGATGAGAACCAAGGCTTATAATATTTATAAAAAGGAATGTGACGATATCATTAAGGGGAATTCATTATTCGTAATAATAGAACTGGAGGAAGCGAAGGAGAAATATGAAAACAGAATATTTAAATTGCAACAACGCTACTTTATAAAATAAAAATTCCAACTATGCCGAAAATTAAAATCACAACAGAATTTATAATTGCCCTTATCTGTGCAGTCATTGGAATCGCTTTGGCAATTTCAACAATTTAATTAATTAATCAGTTAAAAATTTACAACCATGGGATGGGATGCATTTTCATCAGCCAAATGTGACTACAAATCAAAAATATTTGAGAATCCAGAAATTGGTAAACTTTTTAAAGAAGCAGCAAAATTCGTAGCCCAAAAAACAGGATCTGTGGACGGAGGTTTGGCCTGTGGTGTATTAAATGTTTCTGCCTGTGCTTACATGCTTGAACAAGCAACAGATAAAAGCTGTTGGAATGAAAAAGGTTGGTCGGTAAAAGAAGTAAAACAAATGCAACAATTTGCCAACTGGGATTTTGAATATGATAAGAATGAAGGATGGGCTTATTGGTCCGCAAAAAAGTTTCTGGAGGTTTGCGCTGCGGCCAAACTTTCTATTCGTTTCAGTTGGTAAAAATTCAATTGATAAGATATAATAAAGCACATCTTAAATTATGAATCAAAATTTAATTCTCCAATTTAGAAAATTCACCGGTTGGCCAGAAAGTAAAGTTTTAAATGAACTTAAAAAAGTGAGTTGTAGTTATGTTGATGCGCTTCATGTTTACTTAGCAGCTGGCAGGATGCCTAACGAAGTCGAATGCATATTAATTAGAACTACGAACTTTCATACTTGGCTGGATCAGTGGTTGAAGCGGTATAATAAAAAAGAAGATTGGATAAATAACGCTCCTAAAACATTCCATCAAATGAACGGAAAATTCTCTCTTAATTAATTTAAAAACAAGGAATTCATGAAGCAGATATTTCAATACATCTCAGCAAAAAGTTTCTTTCAGGATTATGCCCCGGAGGTAAAAAACTACACTCACAAAATGCGGGGTGTAGATGGTAACGGCAAAGAAATCGAATTTACAAAAGACGATAAAAAAGCAATCCGGGCTGGCATCCGGAAAATGTCAAAGGAACTGGCCGGCCTGGTAAAATAAAACCATCTATATGAAAGCGATTTATTCTCGTTACGGCTCAATCCAAGAAAATGATTCCAAAACCCTGGCAGAGGCAAAAAGTTTTTTGGATGAATTAGAATGGTCAGGTGATGGATATGCAATCGGTATTTACGATGAAGAAAGCAAGACTGCTTACGTTAAGGAAAATATGAAAATAGCTGGCAGGACCGAAGAAGACGTTTTTAATGAAAAAATGGAAGACTTAAAAGAATTGGGAATAGATCCTTTAAAAATAAAGTTCTTCCAATAAAAAAATTAAGCTATGTGCATTAATTATTACAGTAAATATATCGAATCCAAATACTTGCAAAATAAATGTATTGAGGAAAGAGTAGATGAGCTTATGAGCATTATTAAAGAATATGTCGGCGTTGATTTTTCCTGGTTCAGAAATAATCTTTTACAGACAAATAAGGATAAGCTTTCTTTCACTTACCTGGGCCCCGGAAATTATCAAAACACAAAATCGTGTGTTTGGAAGGTAGAGAAATTATTATTACCAACAATTGATGGTGAAAAGCCAAACGAATACAACTGTGTTCTGGAATACGCCTATCATGAATCCGGTAAACAGAATATTTATTTCTTGTCCGAAACGAAAAAATGATGGAACGATCTTAAAATCTTAAATTTATAATGATGAGATTCGAAACACCTTATGGTCCTGCAGAAGGAAACCTGGAAGGATTAAAAATTGAAGTTACTGAAGCCGGCACCGGTTACAAAAAATTTGTAACCCCCACACCGGAACTATCTCCTTTTCTTCATAATCGATATATTGAATTCAACTCGGAAAAAGAAGATGAGAAACTGAAGGAAATTTTTGAAGAAATATCCAGGGTTAAAGATCAGGCCGAAGAAGCTTTGGTAATACAGGTACTCAATCAATTATTGAAAAGGAATCCAGGTGTTGAAGATTTTAAGAAAGTAACCATGGTGTTTGGACCGCCAGATAAAAATCCACAGGGAATCTTAAAAAAATATACATTAGTTTATAGTGATGTAACATTAGGAGTGGTTTTACTTGAAATGCTGCCTGGTTCAAAAGGTAGATTTATTTTTTATCCGGATAAAGCTTTTAAATAATGACAGCTCAGGAAATAATCAAAGAAGCCGAAAAGCATTTACCGATCGCATCAACCGTGGAATGCGACAGATACAGGGCACTTGTTCAAAACAACGACTGGATGGATCATGCAGGAACAAAATATAATAACCCGTTTTATGTGGTAGAATTTCAAAAATTAATTGTTTCAGGAATAATAAAAAACAGCTGGGAGCTTGTAGGAATAATAAACGGTATTTAAATTTATCTCAAAATAAAAATCATTCGTAAAAGTTAGTTCGCCTCAAAAATTAATTGAAGAACCGTAGAACAATAATAATGGAAGAGCTGGTAAAACAAGAAAAGTTCACAGAAGAGGATTTAGATAATTGCTGGGCACATTATAAATCTTATTTAATTGATATTCTAAACGGCGATTATGAGTTAAAAGAAGCAAGAGAGGATTTACGCGGACTTATAGGTTCAGAACATGACAAAAGAAAAGCTTTAAGCAATGGCCAGGGATGAAACTTTTTTCAACGATTCAAAAAATATTTTTTGTTCCCTTTGTGATTGCAAGCCTCTGAAATAAGAATAGGATTCATAAGACAAAAGCAATTGATTACTTTCTATATTCCAAAAGCCTGGCCGGGCTACATTCTCAGCAGTAAAAATTTCAATCCGCAAAACGGACTTAGTTTCTTCAGAAAAAAGAAAGATTGTATGTCTTAACTGCATGATGCAAAAGTAGAAAAATCCAGGTCCATTGCATTCCAAAATAAAAAAACCAGTCAAATTAATGGCTGGCTTTTTAAATTGCTTTTCTATAAATCTTTATATCATATCTGAGGATCTGCACCGGGGAATTACATCGGTATTAATGCTGCCTGGTGAGACGTCTCGTTCGTAAAATCTTTCTTTTAGGATCACCTGTGAACTATTATCCGGGTTCAAGTCGGTAGAATAGTAACACGGTCGCTTCTCCTGCAGAAAATTTTTCGGACTCGCATCATCCTTAATTACAATAGCGGTTACAACCACATTTGATACCGGTGCAACAGGCAAGACGTGCTTGACAATGTTTACCGTAACAAAAGGTGAAGCGTTTTTCGGAGGCCCATCCTTTCCATAGCCTACGCCGATCAGAGCAATCATCCCGATTACTAAGATTAGAGTTTTTGAGAATTTCATTTCGTAAAAGATAAAATTAATTACTATATAAAAGTAATTAAATAAATTACTTTTCGAAAGAAATATTTAAACATTTTCTTAACCGGTGAATGCATTTTTTATTTTTCTGATTTCCGCCATATCCCGGGCATCACTATTAACGGCATATAATTTTGTAGTGGCAAGATTTTTATGGCTGTTTAATTTCGCAGCAAGCCGTAATCCTTTTTGTTCATCGACCTGGTCGGTATTAAGACGTTTCAGATCATACCAATTGCAGATTAATCCAAGCTTCCCCTTTTTTTTGTCTCCTTTGATATGACGGTTCCAGCGGATAGTAGCCTGTCTTGGGCTGATTGGTTTCGGTCTCGGCTGTAAACCCTCCCCAAAAATATAATCTCCTGGCTTGGCACCTTTGCAGGCTTCTTTCCAAAAAGGCAATGCGATGTTTTTTATAGGCCGCAGAACTTCAAAAGGCCGGTTTCCCTTCAAGACGGTATAAAGAACGGTTTGTTGTTTTAGATTAACGTGCTCCAGGCGGACCCGAAACATCTCCGTCGTACGAGAGCCAGAATGAAAAAATATGTTGATCAGCAGCCAAAAGCGCCTATCATATTTTTTTGTGAACTTATCTATTTTGCGGCACTCAGCCGTAGTAAGGATCCTTTTAATTTTTTTGACTGTTTTCTGTTTTGCAATATCGCGGACAGGGTTCGTATCAACAGCTTCAAGTTCCAGGAGCTGTACAAAAAGCATGGTAAGATCACGGCGGTATACATTAAATAGGTTAGCACTCCAATTCTCCTTGATGACTGCACAATTAGTTAAAATCCGTTTGATATGTTTTCTACTAATTTCTTTTATCGGTAGTTGATCCAGGTTAAGGTCGCTGGCCGACATCCCAATATACTTTATTGTGCTTTTGATATCGATCCAGAACTGGTGAACTACCTGAAGATCTTTATGCGCAAGTTCGAGGGCTTTAATAAATGGCGTGTTCGGATTTACCTCGTCTGAATTTATTTCTTTCTGATAGGATTTTGAAACCGGATTGTATTGCTTTTTGAGAATAGGATTATATCCGTTTTTTAGCTCTTCTATTTCGTCGGTAAGAAGCAACTGCAGGTGTTCCTGCTTTTCTTTCAGATCAACTGTGCGGTTCATTCCTTTAATAACAATCTTTTTTGATTGTTTAAGATTGTCGTCGTAGAACCGGTACCATATGCGCCAGATTAATTTTTTATTTGCATTTTTATCTTTCCAGTTTTTAGGAAAGACACTGATTTTGCCAACGCGGCAATTGTTTGGGAGACGTTCCATTTTTGGTAACTTTTTTGGTAACTCTTAATTATTTCCATTTCATTATTCAACAACTAAAAACCATGAAACACAATACCAGAAAGGATTTTACCCAGTGACCCCGGCACGATTCGAACGTGCGACCCACAGCTTAGAAGGCTGTTGCTCTATCCCCTGAGCTACGGGGCCGTTTCTATTAAAATGACCATACAAAAATAATCTTCATTCAAAAATTATTTTCTTTATTTCGTCACTCTCAAAAAAAGTTGCGCAAATATAATCCAAATCATTTGCGGCGGCAAAAAACAGAATGAATGATTAATTATTTTCTTGAAAATTATTTGTTAGTACTTTTGGCGCGATATTTTTATTCTTAGACACAATGATTTTTACCACTAAACAATTAAGTATGAAACTAAAATTAGCTATTTTAATTTTTATGGTCTTTGCCGGAATTACTGCTATGGCTCAAACGCCATTCTCTCCTGTAAAGCAAAGTGCTTTTGGATTTAATATCGGCGTTATAGATTTTGCATCGCCTGCGGCACTTGACACTACTTCACTCAGCTCCCTTTTTAAAAACGGGAAAATTACAGATTTTAAAAGAATGAGTCCTTCACTCTCATTTTCCTACTGGAAAGGGCTTAATAAATATCTCGATTTTTCCGGAAAAATAAGCGGTGTTTTTTACGATATTTCAACTGCCTCAAACAATGCAGAAGGATTTGGCGGAGAAGGTGAAGCAACTCTAAATGCCCGGCCTATTTCTGATAATCATCTTTTCTCTCCATTTATTACTGCTGGTATTGGTGGCGCTTATTATAACAAGTGGGCTGGTTATGTGCCCTTGGGAATTGGCTTCCAATTTAATATTCAAAGTCAGGTTTATATTATGTTGCAATCGCAATACCGGGCGACTTTATCGAACGATGTAATGCCAAATAATCTTTATCATTCAATCGGTGTTATTGCAAATATTGCTAAAGAAAAAACTAAGGTTGCTGTTCCGGTGGAGGTTCCCATTCCGGTTGTGATTGATCGGGATAATGATGGCGTAGTTGATAGTCTGGACAGATGCCCGGATGTGGCAGGTCTTGCAGCATTGAAAGGTTGTCCTGATAAAGATGGAGATGGCATTGCAGATCTTGATGATAAATGTCCGGATGTAGCTGGCCTTTCAAAATACCAGGGCTGTCCGATTCCTGATACAGACGGCGATGGAATAAATGATGAAGAGGATAAATGTCCTACTGTTGCAGGGGTTGCGCGTTACCAGGGCTGTCCGGTTCCAGATACAGACAAAGACGGAGTAAATGATGAAGAAGACAAATGTCCAAATGAAGCAGGTCCGGCATCTAACTTTGGCTGTCCGGTCATTGATGTGGTCGTTGTTGAGAAAGTAAATAAAGCTGCTCAAAATATTTTCTTCAAAACCGGCAGTGCCAAATTGCTTGCAAAATCTTACAAATCATTAAAAGATGTCGCACAAATTTTAAAAGATAACTCTACCTATAAGATAGATGTGGATGGGCATACAGACAATGTGGGTACCGATGAAATGAATCAGAAACTTTCTGAAAGCCGCGCCAATTCTGTGAAACAATATTTAATTGGAAATGGAATTGAGGAAAGTAGAATTAATGCAACCGGTTACGGTGAGACAAAACCAATTGCAGATAATAAAACTGCCGCAGGTCGTGCAAAAAACAGGAGAGTAGAAATGCATCTGAGAAATTATTGATTTTAAAATAAAAAAAACAAAAAAGCTCTGCAAAAATCGCAGGGCTTTTTTGTTTTAGGCGTAAGTAATCATGGGAAATTCAACAGACAGATAAAGATTTAGACATCGCCCAAAAGGTAGCTGCAACTGCCGTTGATATTGCAAAAAAAGAATGGAAAAATCCTTCAGAAAAAAACCGGATTATCGGAAAAATCACGTGCCAATCCGTATTCAATGTATACAGATACTTATGCAATGATTTTATACAAATTAGGTTAATATAATAAAGCTTTTCCATATACAGAAGATGCAGCAATAAAAATTTTCGAATGGAAATAACGCTGAACGCGTATGCGTTGGTTGCAGAAAAAGTTTTATCTCCTAAAAAATATGTAAAACAATTAAAGCAGTTTGTAAAAGATGAAAAATCAACATCAGGTATAAAAGAAATTCTAAAACGCGCTTATGTAAAAAAAAACATGATTCAGAAAATGGTTACGATGATTACATGACGGCTCTCGAAAAGGATAGTTATCTAAAAATGATAGCTGATTTGAAGAAGAGAATGCTAAGCGATGCAACTCCAGCATTCACTTTGGCAGATTTGAAAGGCAATAAAATAAACCTTCAAAATTTAAAAAATAAAGTGGCGATTATAGATTTTGGGCTACCTGGTGCGGCCTTTGCAAAGCCTCTTTTCAAAAGATGGTAACAAAAAATAAAAACGATGCGTAAACTGCTGGTAAAAAAGAAAAAAAATGCAAGTGATTTTATCGCATCAAATAAATATGATTTCCATGTGCTCATGGATAGCGACAGCAAAGTCGTAGAACAATTTAAAGTTTCAGCAATTCCAACAAAGTTTTAATTGATAACAATGGAATCATTCGTTTCAAAGCGATTGGTTTTGACGGGCGATAGTAAATTGGTAACAGAACTTTCTACCATGATTGATATGACAAAAACCATGTAGTTTCCATATTCCTGATGTACAATATTTGATGTTCAATTGAGATGAATTGCTTACTGACTTAATAAATCAGTAAACAAACGAATATCGACATTTCTATTTTGCGTTCAATAATTTCTAATTCATTTTTTTGATGCCATCATGACAGAAAAAAATGAATGGCATTTCTTTTGTAAAAAAATGAGAAAAAATATTTTATGCAAAAAGGAAATATAAGGGTTCAAACGGAAAATATTTTTCCGATCATTAAGAAATTTCTTTACAGCGATCATGAAATTTTTATTCGCGAATTAGTAAGCAACGCCGTAGATGCTACTCAGAAATTAAAAACATTATCTTCTCTTGGGGAAGTTAAAGGCGATATCGAAAACACCGATATTCACGTAAAAATTGATAAGGATAAAAAGACATTAACGATCTCTGATAAAGGCGTTGGCATGACAGAAGAAGAAGTTGATAAATATATTAACCAGGTTGCATTTAGTGGTGCGGAAGAATTTTTAGAAAAATATAAAGGGAAGAATGAAGCCAATATTATCGGGCATTTTGGTCTTGGTTTTTATTCAGCTTTTATGGTCAGTGATGAAGTGGAGATCATTACAAAAAGTTATAAAGAAGATGCAAAAGCAGTAAGATGGGAATGTGATGGAAGCCCTGAATATAATTTAGTAGAAGCCAAAAAGAAAAGCCGCGGCACCGATATTGTGCTTCATGTAAACGATGAAAGCAAAGAGTTTTTAGAGCCTGACAGAATCCGTCACATGTTGGAAAAGTTCTGCCGCTTTTTGCCAGTTCCGATTTTCTTTGAAGACAAACAAATTAATAATCCGACGCCCGCCTGGACCAAAAAGCCGGCTGATTTAACCACACAAGATTATCAGAATTTTTATAAAGAATTATATCCTTTCGGCGAACCACCATTATTTTGGATTCATTTGAATGTGGATTATCCATTTAACCTTACAGGAATCCTTTATTTTCCAAAAGTGAAAAAGAGCTATGAAATTCAAAAAGATAAAATTCAATTATACAGCAACCAGGTTTTTGTAACTGATGAAGTAAAAGATATTGTGCCCGAATTTTTAATGTTGCTTCATGGAGTTATCGATAGCCCGGATATTCCTCTAAACGTGAGCAGAAGCTACTTACAGGGCGATCCGAATGTAAAAAAAATCGGTTCATACATCACAAGAAAAGTTGCCGATAAATTAGAAGAACTTTTTAAAGAAGATAGAAAATCTTTTGAAGAAAAATGGGAAAGCCTCGGACTTTTTGTAAAATATGGAATGATTACCGATGATAAATTTTTAGAGAAAGCTAATAAGTTTAATCTGTATGAAGATGCAAACGGTAATAACTTCTATACGCTGGAAGAATACAGAACTGCGACTGAAGCTTTACAAAAAAATAAAGAAGGAAAGTTGGTGATGTTATACACTACCGATCCCGTGCAGCAAAATGTTTTTATAAGATCTGTAGAGCAAAAAGGATATAAGGTCATAAAGCTTGAAACTATTGTGGATGCTGCATTTATCAACAACATGGAAATGAAATGGACTGATGTTCAGTTTGTAAGAGTAGACGCCGATATTACCGAAAACCTCATTGATAAAAATGATCATAATGAAAGTGTTTTAAGCAATGAGGAGCAGGAAAAATTAAAGGAATTATTCACAGTTGAAATTCCTGATTTGCATACAACTGTTGAAATAAAAGGCTTGTCTCCTGAATCGGCCCCGATTATTGCTACGCGTCCCGAATTTATGAGGAGAATGAAAGATATGGCGATGAATGGCGGTGGGGGAATGGGAAGCTTCTACGGAAATATGCCCGAAGAAGTTACCTTAACTATCAATGGAAATCATCCTGTTTATCAAAAAGTTCTGAAAGAATCTGACGTGGACGAACAGGGAAAATTAGTAAAAAACCTTGCAGACCTGGCGTTACTTTCACAAGGTTTATTGAAAGGAAACGCGCTAACCGCCTTCATCACACGCAGTGTAGAAATGATGGAAGGAAAACAGAAAAGCAAAATAATCACTTCAATATAA